TCAACGACTGGCTGACACCAGCGCCTCGCGTTGCGCCAGCCAGGACGCCGACAACCTTCCACGCAGCAACTGGCTGACACCCACCTCGAGGTGTCCCAAAGCGATGGCTTCGATCAGGTCGGGGGCCAGTTGCGCCAGTCGGCTCATCTTGCTGGCTTGGCCGAGGTCGATGCCCTCGGCTGCCGCGATCTCGGTCATCGAACTGAACCTTCCCTCATCCAGCAGGCGCTGCCAGTGGTGAGCGAGACCGAGCGCCCGTATCAATGGAGTGTCCTGCGCCATCTCACGCACCTGCCGCTCACGTTGAGCCTCGTCCAGGAATTCCTGCGGCGCGTCCAATGGCGTGATGACCTGCTTCTTCAGACCCCTTCGCACCAGTGTCCAGGGCAGGAAAGTCTCCATCTGCACGCCGCCAGCAGGCAGCGGCGTCTGGTACGTGATAGGGTCGCCCTTGGCGTGGCCGCGATGCTTGTTGCTCATACGCCCTCCTCAAAACTGGCCATGAGCTGGCGCTGGGCCTGCCAGTCGACCATCAGCCGGTTTCGCTGAAACCACATCAGGGTCAACCGACGCGGCTGCTTGCCCGCCATGAACTGCTCGACAATGTCTGGGGCCAGCAGGGTCAGGCGCAGCAGTTCGTTGACCACCGAGTGGTGCAGTTTTTCGGCACGAGCGATGGCAGACCCACTTTGCATCGCACCGGTGTCCAGCAGGTGTTGCCAGTAGAAAGCACGTGCCAGACCATCAATTAGCGTGACGTCATGGACACTGCGTGCGTCGGTGGCCACGCGCTGGACGCCCCGGCGTCGGAACGTCAGGGGCACGAAGGTTTCCATCGAATCGTCCATCAGGCTTCGACCTCCAGCAGTTCAGCACCAATGCTGTCCGGGGCGAACTCCTCGATCAGCGCGTTCCACCCCACCTCACGCCACTTCACCTTAATCCCTTGCACTTCGCCCGCATGGACGAGGTCGATGCGCTCGATCATCAGATTGGCGATGCGGTGGCGCTCGACCGGAAACAATTGATCCCATATGTTGTTGAGCCGTCCCAACGCCATCACGGTGGTGGCCTCATCGATCTGGGCCCCGTTGCGTTGGATGTGTCGAACCACCGATGCCACCGTTTCCGGGCTGGTCAGCACCGTTCGGATCTGGGCAACCACCGCCCCCTCAATCTCCGGCGCGGGCAGGCGCTCATAGCTCTTGCCCGGTGCGCCGAACCGCGCTTCCGACTTGGACACGTAGTAGTGGTACTTGCGCCCGTTCTTGCGCGAGTAGGTCGGATACATCCGCTCGCCAGAGGGTGCGTACAGCAGGCCGCGCAGCAAGGCGTCGGTGCGCGACCTGATCTTGGTTTCCACCGATCGGGTGTGACCGTCCTTGGCCAGCACCTCGTGAACCCGGCCCCACAGCCCTGGATCGATGATGGCTTGATGCACGCCCGGGTACCAACTGCCCTTGTGCGACAACTCCCCGAGGTAGATGCGGTTGCGCAGCAGCTTGTACAGGTACTTCTTGTCGATGCGCGTGCCCGCCCGCGTTTGGCCGTCCTGTGTCGTCCACGCCTTGGTCGTGATGCCATCCAGCGTCAGGTTGGCGGCAATCTGGGTGGGCGAACCGATGGTCAGCATCTCCTCAAAGATGCGCCGCACCACCGCCGCCTCCGCGTCGTTGATGACCAGTAGACGGTTCTCGACGTCGTAGCCCAAGGGTGGCACGCCCCCCATCCACATCCCTTTGCGTTTGCTGGCGGCGATCTTGTCGCGGATGCGCTCGCCGGTGACCTCGCGCTCGAACTGGGCGAAGGACAGCAGCACGTTGAGCATCAGCCGTCCCATCGAGGTGGTGGTGTTGAACTGCTGCGTAACCGACACGAACGACACGCCCTGGCGCTCGAACACCTCGACCATCTTGGAGAAGTCGGCAAGGCTGCGCGTCAGGCGGTCAATTTTGTAGACCACCACGATGTCGATCTGGCCGCACTCGATGTCGGCCATCAGGCGTTTCAGTCCGGGACGATCCGTGTTGCCGCCGGAGAAGCCGGGGTCGTCGTAGTCGTCGGCCACCGGAATCCATCCTTCTGCGCGTTGGCTGGCGACGTAGGCGTGGCCAGCCTCCTTCTGGGCATCGATGGAGTTGAACTCCTGGTCAAGGCGCTCGTCCGACGACACCCGGCAGTAGACGGCGCAGCGTTTGCGTGCCTTGGGAGATGCAATTTGTGCAGCGTCGCTCATTGCGCACCTGCCTTGCCGGTCAGGCCGAAGAACAGCGGGCCCGACCAGTGCGTGCCGGTGATCTGGCGGGCCACGGCGGTCAGGCTCTTGAAGGTACTGCCCTCGTATTCGAACAGGCCGTCGGCGGTGACCGCCACCTTGTGTTCGCGGTCGCCCCATTCGCGAAGCAGCACCGTGCCGGGCGCGAAGTTGATGTCGCGTGGACGTGCCCGCAGCTTGATCTTGGAATGCTTGGCTCCGATGGCTTCCAGCCGCTGGCGCGTGTTGTGCGCCAGACCGCCGAAGGCTTCTTCCTGCATCTTGTAGGCGATGCGCGACTCAATGAAGACGCGGTTGGGGTTGATGGGGCGGCTGCTGAAGTACCGATCCCACACTGGCCACAGCTCAGTGATGGGCAGGCTCGACAGCTCCGCGATCTGCGCGGCGACGGATGCTTGTTTCTCGTTCATCACAACTTCTCCTGTTGATAGGGGGTTGTATGAACACGCTGGTCGGGCAGGAAGCCAAGGCCAACTTCTCTCTGTTTTGGCGCTTCTGCGACGACGGTGCGGACGATAGCGGCCGCAAGGATGGCGGTGATTTCACCAGCGCGGGCGCTGGCGGACATCTCCGAGGGAGATGCGAGTTCGAGGTTCTTCATGACGGCTCCGAGGAATTGGAATCGTCAGAAATAATGAACCTGAACCGTCGGAGAGGATGGCAACGCAGAGTAATCGGAAGAATGAATTGCGCGTTTACGAAACAGTTGACTGGCGAACGGCTTGGATCTATGATTCGAGCAATTAACCAATTACGCAATTAGGATACGACCATGCCTTTCGGAGACTTCATTCGCAAAAAGCGCGAAGAGAAGCAGATCCAGATGAATGACTTCGCGCGTCAGCTCGAGATCTCGCCTGCCTACTGGTCACGCATAGAGCGCAACATGGAAAAGCCGCCCAAGGACGAGCTGATCCGCAAGGCTGCTGAGGTTCTGGGCATCGATCCGGACGACGCTTTCGTCGAAGCCAGTCGTCTGCCGCCAGACATGCGCGAAGATGTGGCCAGCGTGGTGCGGATGTACCGCCGGGAAGTGACGGAGAAAAAGTGAATGCCGGTTCTGACCCTCGACTACCGGCATTGCGATCGCAAGCGCCCCAAATTCATCAAGCACGTTGAGATCGAAGCCATCGCCGCTCAGGCCCGCCAGCAGCTAGTTGGCGTCGGCGTTGATGCCATTGCCTTCGATGCTTTGCGGCAGATCGACCGTTTGAAAATCAACAACATCGACTTCGCGCTCGAGGTCAGCACCGAGTGCGATGTGCATGATGAGGATGGCAACCATGTATTCGGGATCTGCGAGTACGACCCCGGTGTTCCGGATACGGCGATGGTGTGCGTCTCGCCGGTCGGAGAAAAACTCAGTGAACTGCTTGCCCTCAGCACATTGGCCCACGAACTCGGACACGCGGTGTTCGATGCGCCAGGCTGGATCATGGATGGCAGCAAGGGGCCGGGACTGTTCGACGCCTTTGAACCATGTGGGCAGCGTGCCTACCGCACCACCACGCCGGACAGCGAACACTTGGCGAAAGTGCCAACAGCCCCTGCAGCAGCACTGGCGACAGAAGTGCATTTTGCCGAGCTGCGCGCCAACGAGTTCATGGGGTCACTGCTGGTGCCGCGCCAACTGTTGAGCACAGCAGCAGAGGAGCTGGCTCCGGAATACAACGTCAGCGTGCATCGTGGGCCTTCGCTTGATCCTGAGATTCCAGGCACCAGCCTACACCTCACCGCTACATCCCCCGCCGAAATGGATTTGCTGGAGCGGGCACTGGCCATGCGTTTTGGCGTCAACCCGCGCTTTGTGCAGGTGCGCTTGCAGCGCTACGGCCTGACCCGACCGGGGGCTGCAGTGCGCTGAACAACGAACCCCAAAACTTCCGCGCCGACCTCGCGTCGGCATTTTTTGAACCGATCAATTAACCGTTCGCGCAATCGCGCACATTGTTTCTTAAAGGAGTGGCGTGTATGACAACAACCGAACTGAACAACATCCAATCCAGCAACGTGCCTGCGTTTGCCGAGACGGAAAATGGCAAACCCCGGACTCGCGGCAAGGACAACGGCCCCAGCACCTTGCCGCTTCTGGAGCGTCTGGTGCACCTCACCCGCAAAGTGCAGCGCCCGATGCTGCTGCGGGTGCTACTGGAATCGGCGCGTGGTCAGGAACTCCCTGCCGTACAGGCGTTGACCGATGAGGCCAAAGGCTCACTGCCTATTCCATCCCGCAATGCGCTGTTCGCACTGGTTGCCGAGATGCAGCCGGAAGTACAGGCTCGCCTCGAACGCGCCGCCGAGCGCATCACATTGCTGGTCGACGAGTATGGCGCGTTGGCAGTGACGGAGCTGATGGATGCAAGTAGGCCCGATGATGCGGCCATTCTCGCGGCTCCGTCCGACAAGTACAGCCGGGCGCTCTACCTGTATCTGGAACAGGAGTGTGCGACGTCAGGCTCCGTGAAAAATCGCTTCGAGCACGCCGAACAACGCCAGCAGGTGCTGCGGCATTTCCAGAGCGAAAAATACTCCAGCCATTACCTCGGACCCAAAGGTGCGCAGCCGGGACTGGACGGGGCTGCGGAGGAAAGTTTGAAACAACGCTTGGCGGAACTGTTCCCGCAGGTGAAGGCTGATGACATCCTCGTCGAGCCATTCGCCCATCGGGAAAGTGATGCCCCCGATGCACCGGTGCTGATCTTCACGCTGTCGGCCAAATTCAACGGCAAGCACATCCATTACCCGAAAATCATCAATGGCGAGGACACCGATGTGGATGACTCGTCGACGATTTATGTCCGCTACTCCTGGCACAGCAGCAAAGGCGAATTGTCGGTATTCAGTGACGATGAAACCGTGCGGCCCGAACTGGCCAAGGCCTTCCGCGACGTGGTGCTGGGCGGCGATGGCGACATTCACACCATGCCGATGCGTGAGTTCGACCTCATGGGTTTCTGCACGCCCGCCATCCTGGCCCGGTTCAAGAAAGACCGTATTGCAGGCATTGAATCCATCGACATCAAGCACATTCTGATTGCCAACCCCGAAGTGCGTCAGACCACGCTGAAAAACCGGCTGATCGCCCGCCGCGTGGAGAACCCGTTGCTGATCAAGCGCGACCGTTTCGAGGATCGCAATATTTACGAGGTGGCGGGCACGGTCTATCCGCTCGTCGACCTGACAAATTACGTCGTGAAGCAGGTCAAACTGACCTTCCGGATCGCCCCGACTGCGCATCGCAAAGTGCACGACGTGACAGTGCAGATCACTACGCCCAACGGGTTCAATGATGGCAAGTTGACCAGGGCCGATAGCGAACTGGTGTTTGCCCAGCTCATGCAACTTGACTGCGCCCGCCAGTACTGAGGTGGCCATGCTGCATTCGGAATATTTGCTGATGCTAGAGCGTACTCGCAGCCTCGAGGAACGGCTGTCGTCCGACGATTTGAGTGGACACGCGGCAGATTTCCTCGCTCGGCGCTGGGTGATTGCTGATGGACACCTGACACACATCCTTGTGCCGGTGCTCGACATTGAGCAGGAGGTCGAGGTTGATGTCGACGATGACCTGCAAACCTACTGCTACCAAAGCCCGGGTTGCCGTGGCCGGGTTGTCACGCGACCGCTGGCGGATATCACGCTGTACGCGATCAACCTTGATGCTTGGATGGACGAGATCTGCAACCTGCTCGAAATTGAGCCTTCACAGCGGGCACGCCGTCGGGAGGTCATCGCAGATCACCTCTGGCATTTGGGCAATATCCGAGTGGGCAACACACATCGGCACGCACCGGTTTATCTTGCCCGCCGCATGAATGTTGCAGATCAGGACTTGCGGCAAGCACTCCTGAACGCCAAGCGGCCCAGCCAAGGCATCGTGCTGACTGCACACGACGTGGATATCGAACTGCCGAACAGCCACCAGACCTGTGGCATCGACAGGTTGCTGGTGAATTCTGGCGGTGACATCACCTATGACGCCGATCTACTCCATCGCTTGCTGAAGGGTATCGCTGCCGATGCCGACGATCCGGATGAATATTTCAATGCAGAGATTGGTGAACTGAAACTGGCCTGTCTCCCTGAGCCCAAGACCTTCAAAGGTAAGCAAAAAGAGGTCATTGCGATGTTCTGGAAGGCGCGCCAGCAGCACAGCCTCAAATGGTCGGAAGTCACAACACGAACCAGTTGCGGCAAAGATCCAGACAGTGTTTTTGGCCCCGACTGGTCAGTCTGGCTGGAGCGTATTGAAGGTCAGCGCGGCTATTACCGGCTGCGAACACGGCAGTAAATTTCCGGCGATTTTTCCGGAATGCCATCCGGACATCATCCGGATTCATATCCGAAGAATGAGCAGTGCCCGTTTAGTTCAAAGGAGCACTGCAAATGGCAAATACCCACCCAACGCGACAATATGGCCACGCATCCCGCGTGTCGTCGCCCCCCTCTGCACACCCGTGCATCGCATTGACTGAAAACGAACTGGCGAGCCGCTGGGGACTTTCGGTCAAAACCCTGCGCCGCTGGCGACAGGAACAGCTCGGGCCGATCTTCTGCAAGCTCGGCGCGCGTGTCACCTACCTGATCACTGAAGTCGAAGCTTTCGAACGGCGTGTCTCGCGCTACTCGACCTTCGCTCGTGCGTATCAGTAAGGAGGATGACCATGAGCGATCTGACCATCTTCCCCGCCGACATCGCTGAGATGTCCGTCAGCCAACTGGCCGCTCTGCCGCCCGCGCAGAAAGTCGAGATCGACAAGAACCTCGACGCGGCCATCGACTGGCTCAAGAAGGCGCGCACCAAGTTCGATGCGGCGCTCGACGCGGCCTACGGTGAACAGGCCCGCGCCGCGCTGCGTGAATCCGGCCGCGATTTCGGCACCGCCCACATCAGCGATGGCCCGCTGCATCTCAAGTTCGAGTTGCCTAAGAAAGTCAGCTGGAACCAGCAGCAACTGGCCGAAATCGCCGAACGCATCGTGGCGTCGGGCGAAAAGGTCGAGGGCTATCTCGACATCAAGTTGTCCGTCTCCGAATCCCGCTTCACGAACTGGCCGCCTGCTTTGCAGCAGCAGTTCGCCGCCGCTCGCACCGTGGATTCCGGCAAGCCGTCTTTCACCCTTTCCCTTGATTCGGAGTAATGGCCATGAGTGCAATCATTCCTTTCCAGTTCGAAGCGCACGCCGTGCGCGTCCAAGTCGATGAAATCGGGCAACCGTGGTTCAACGCCGCCGATGTCTGCGACGCCCTGGAGATGGGCAATCCGTCTCAGGCGATCAAGTCCCATGTCGATGGTGATGATCTCCAGAAATTGGAGGTCATCGACAATCTTGGGCGCACACAGCGCGCCAACCACGTCAACGAGTCGGGCCTGTATGCCCTGATCCTCGGTAGCACCAAGGATGCCGCCAAGCGTTTCAAGCGTTGGCTGACCAGCGAGGTATTGCCAGCGATTCGCAAGACCGGCAGCTACACCGCTCCCGGTGTGATGGCTGCCTTGCCCACGCCGACCCACGACCGCGTATCCGCGATTCTGCTGATCGGCGAGGCCGTGGCGAAGGTGCCGGGCGTCAAGCCGGGCATCGCTGCGGCGGCAACCCTGACTTGCATTCAGGTGAACACTGGCATCACCACCGAGGTGCTGCGCCGCGCGTTGCCGTCGGCCAATGAGCCGATCTGCGCCCTCAACGCCACCCAGATCGGCAAGTTGCTCAACCGTTCGGCCAAGGCCACGAACCAGTTGCTGGCGGCCTGCGGCTTCCAGTTCCGCAACGACCGGGACGAGTGGGAATTGACTGAGGCCGGTGAAGCGTGGGCCGAGGCCATGCCTTACTCGCGCAACGGCCACAGCGGCTACCAGATCCTCTGGAATCCGGCGGTCGCGGAACAACTGAAGGAGGTGGCGTGATGTCCCTCCCGATCATTTCCGCGCAGCAGCGCCTGGCCGAGCGCAAGGGTGTGAAGTTACTGATGCTGGGCAAATCCGGCATCGGCAAAACCACCCGTCTCAAAGACCTCGACCCTGCCACCACCTTGTTCCTCGACATCGAGGCGGGCGATCTCGCCGTGGCCGACTGGCCGGGCGACACCATCCGCCCGGCATCGTGGCGGGAGTCGCGTGACTTCTTCGTGTTCCTCGCGGGCCCGGACAAATCGCTGCCGCCAGAGTCGGCGTTCTCGCAGGCCCACTACGACCACGTCATCGAGAAGTTTGGCGACTCGACGCAGCTCGACCGTTACCAAACCTTCTTCCTCGACTCGATCACGCAACTGTCCCGGCAATGCTTCGCGTGGTGCAAGACGCAACCCGGTGCCACCAGCGACCGTTCCGGCAAGCCCGATCTGCGCGCCGCATATGGCCTGCTTGGCCAGGAAATGATCAGCGCTTTGACGCATCTGCAGCACGCCCGCGGAAAGAACGTGGTGTTCGTGGCCATCCTCGACGAACGCCTCGATGACTACAACCGCAAGGTGTTCGTGCCGCAGATCGAGGGCAGCAAAACCAGCCTGGAGCTGCCCGGCATCGTTGACGAGGTCGTGACGCTAGCCGAGATCAAGGCCGACGACGGCAGCGCCTACCGCGCCTTCGTCACGCACACCGTCAACCCGTATGGCTTCCCGGCCAAAGACCGCAGCGGTCGTCTCGACCTGCTGGAACCGCCGCATCTCGGCGCGCTGATCGCCAAGTGCGCGGGCGCATCCGCTACGCCCGCCAGCGCCGCCACCCCCACACACATCGAATCTCAGGAGTAATCGCAATGACCGCATGGAATGACTTCAACGACGCCGACGCCCAGCAATCCGGCTTCGATCTGATCCCCAAGGGCACCACTGTCCCGGTGCGCATGACCATCAAGCCCGGTGGCTACGACGATCCCGAGCATGGCTGGGGCGGCGGCTACGCCACCGAGTCCTTCGAGACTGGTTCCATCTATCTCGCCGCCGAATTCGTGGTCACCGCTGGCGACCATGCCAAACGCAAGATGTGGTCGAACATCGGCCTGCACTCCAAAAAGGGGCCGACTTGGGGCCAGATGGGGCGCAGCTTCATCCGCGCCGCGCTCAACAGCGCCCGCAACGTCCACCCGCAGGACAACGGCCCACAGGCCGCTGCCGCTCGTCGCATCCAGGGCTTCCATGAGCTTGACGGCTTGGAATTCCTCGCTCGCGTCGACATCGAAAAGGACGGCAAAGGCCAAGACCGAAACGTGGTCAAGGTAGCGGTTGAACCCGACCACCCCGACTACGCCAAGTACATGGGCGTGCCGCCCAAGACCGCGGGCGGCGGCAATTCCGGCGCTCCGGCGCAGGCAGCGGCACCTGTGTATCAGGCACCGGCACCGCAACGCGCGCCAGTGACGGGCAAACCGTCTTGGGCGCAGTGAGGGAGGCCGATGAAATGTTGGGTCTGCAAACGACAAGCACGCGGCTACGGCCACACAGACGGTCGCTTCAAGACCGGCGATGCACGCCGCTATGTGCTCGACTGGGTGTTCTGCTCACGCCGCTGTCAGGACGCGTTTCACGCGCTTTACGGCAATTGGCAACGTGCCAAGGAAGGTCGCATCGACCGGACGGAGGTCGCGATGATCGATCCGTCTGATGTCGAACTGGCCGCCATGCGCCATTGCCTCAAGGCCTTCGGCGAGGCAGCGGGCGAGATTGGCTTTACCAAACCGCTGGGCGATTACTCCGAAACGGAAGCCCTGCGGGTGATCGACGCCATCGTCACCTGCTGGTCGGACGCGATGGTCGCGCACCATGAGTCCACCAAGTTCCCGCCCGTGCGGGGCTTGCCGCCCACGCCCGATCCGCTGGCACCGGATGCCGCCAATCCGTTCGCGGATCTGGAGGATGACCTGCCTTGGGATGAACCGAAGGGGAAGAAGCCATGATTGACTTTAACTCATCATCGAGCATTTCTGGCCAGGTCGCCGCCTTGGTCGACGCGGGAATGCAGCAGGCCCGCGCCCGCCAATCCGAGCGCCAGTACCTCGGAGCCTCGCGGCTCGGAGTGGCCTGCGAGCGTGCGCTGCAGTTCGAGTACGCCAAGGCTCCCATCGACCACGGGCGGGATCACGATGGACGGCTGCTTCGGATCTTTGAGCGCGGCCATGTCATGGAGGACTGCATGGTCGCGTGGCTGCGGGAGGCAGGCTTCGACCTGCGCACCCGCAAAGCTGATGGCGAACAGTTTGGTTTCTCGGTGGCAGACGGCCGCCTGCAGGGGCACATCGACGGCGTCATCGTCGGTGGCCCTGATGGATTCGCCTATCCCGCGCTCTGGGAGTGCAAAGCCTTGGGCAACAAGTCCTGGAGTGATCTGGAGAAAAAAGGGCTGGCCACGTCCAAACCGATCTACGCCGCGCAAGTGGCGATTTACCAAGCCTATCTCGAACTGCACGAGCACCCGGCGATCTTCACGGCGCTCAACGCCGACACGATGGAGATCTACACCGAACTCGTGCCCTTTGACGCGGCGCTGGCACAGCGCATGTCGGACCGGGCGGTAAAGGTCATCTCGGCGACTGATGCGGGAGAACTGCTGCCGCGCGCCTTCCATGACCCGACCCACTTCGAATGCCGGATGTGTGCCTGGCAAGACCGCTGCTGGAGGACCCAAGCATGAATACCCAAACAACTGAAACCATGATCGATGGCCGTGAAGCCTCCATCGCTCTGCGACTGCCGTATTACTGGTTCCGCGACCCCACGGCACGTTCGCGCTACCGCATCCCGCACTACGTTTTGGGCGGTTTGATTCGATACCGTTTGTCCGAACTGTCGGAGTGGGCGGCCAAGAGCTCTGCCGTCAAGGAGTGGCGACCAGACGATGCACAGGGGGACGACGCATGATCGATTTCAACGACGTGCCTAAATCTCCTGTGCCGGAAAGCCGTGACACCGAGCGTGACGAGATTCGCGCCGAACTCATGGCACGTCTAGCCGCTGTGCTGATCACACTGTTCCCGGCAGGAAAGCAACGCCGGGGCAAGTTCCTGATCGGTGATGTGTTGGGCAGCCCGGGCGACAGCCTCGAAGTCGTGCTCGACGGCGATAAAGCCGGACTGTGGACGGATCGCGCCACTGGCGATGGTGGCGACATCTTCGATCTCATTGCACGCCATTTAGCGCTATCCGCACAAGCTGACTTCAACCGTGTATTGGATGCCGCTGCTAATCTGCTCGGGCGTGCCCGCTCCGCACCGGTTCGCAAAGGCAAGAAGCAAACCGCACCCGTTGATGAGCTCGGCCCTGCCACCGCCAAATGGGATTACCTCGACGCCACTGGCAAGCTGATCGCTGTCGTGTACCGCTACGACCCGCCCGGGCAGAAAAAGCAGTTCCGCCCTTGGGATACCAAGCGACACAAGATGGCACCACCCGATCCACGTCCGCTGTACAACCAGCCGGGCATAGTCAGCGCCGCACAGGTGGTGCTGGTCGAGGGCGAGAAATGCGCGCAGGCCTTGATCGACGCGGGCGTCAATGCCACCACGGCAATGCACGGTGCGAACGCTCCGGTCGACAAGACTGACTGGTCGCCACTGGCGGGAAAGACCGTGCTGATCTGGCCCGACCGCGACAAGCCGGGTTGGGAGTACGCAGCACAAGCGGCGCAGGCCGTTCTGGCAGCGGGCGCGAAGTCCTGCCACATCCTGTACCCACCTGAAGAGGCAACGGAAGGCTGGGATGCGGCGGACGCCATCGCCGAAGGCTTTGATGTCGCCACCTTCCTAACACACGGCCCACGCATGCAAATGCACGACGTGGCCGATGACGCCGATCCGGTGGTCGGCAGCGACGAGTCCGTTTGGGGCACCGAAGATGCGCTGGCGCTGGCCTTCACCCGGCGCTACCACCGCGACTGGCGCTATGTTGCGGCGTGGGGGCGCTGGCTGGTGTGGGATGGCCAACGCTGGCGCACCGAGGACACGCTGGCCGCCACCGACTTGATCCGCAGCGTCTGTCGCCAGGCCGCCGTGCGCGCCGACACCCCCAAGGTCGCGGCCAAGCTGGCCAGCGCCAGTACGGTTGGCGGCGTCGAGCGACTGGCGCGCGCTGACCGCAGGCATGCCGCCACCACCGACGAATGGGACGCCGATCCATGGCTGCTCAACACTCCCGGTGGCGTGGTCGATCTCAAGAGCGGCCGCAAGCGTGCGAACGACCGCGCCGACCGGATGACCAAGATCACCACGGCCACGCCGGGTGGCGACTGCCCGCAATGGATGGCATTCCTGTCCGATATCACGGGCGGCGACGTTGACCTGCAGGTCTACCTGCAGCGGATGGTTGGCTATTGCCTGACCGGCGTGACCAGCGCCCACGCGCTTTTCTTCCTATACGGCACTGGTGCTAACGGCAAGAGCGTGTTCGCTAATGTCATCAGCACCATCCTTGGTGACTACGCTGCCACCGCCTCGATGGACACCTTTGTCGAAACGCGTGGTGACCGCCACCCGACCGATTTGGCAGGACTGCGTGGCGCGCGCTTCGTGACGGCCATCGAAACCGAGCAAGGTCGACGTCTGAACGAATCCAAGGTCAAGGCCATCACGGGCGGCGACAAGATCTCTGCACGCTTCATGCGCCAGGACTTTTTCGAGTACACGCCGCAGTTCAAGCCTGTCATCGTCGGCAACCACAAGCCTGCCATCCGCAACATCGACGAAGCGATGAAGCGGCGAATGCACATGATTCCCTTCACCGTGACGATCCCGCCCGAGCGGCGCGATGGACGCCTGACCGAGAAGTTGCTGGCCGAGCGAGACGGGATTCTGGCGTGGGCCGTGGCCGGTTGTCTTGCGTGGCAACGCGATGGCTTGAAGCCGCCCGCCTGCGTGGTGTCGGCGACCGAGGAGTATTTCGAGGCCGAGGACGCTCTGGGTCGCTGGCTTGATGAACGCTGTGTGCGCGAACCCAACGCCAAGTCACTGACTGCCGAACTGTTCACTGACTGGAAACAATGGGCTGAGTCCGCCGGGGAGTTCATCGGCGCGCAACGACGTTTCTCCGACCTGCTCATCACACGCGGGATCGAGAAATGGCGTAACGGCATGGGTGTGCGCGGGTTTCAGGGCATTGGCCTCAAGCATCCACCGATGCCCGCATACACCCCCTACGCGGACAACTGACCCCATGAAAAACACATCGTCTGACGCAGCTGACGCATTTGCACATAACGCTCTATACGCGTGCGCGTGTGCGCGCCTCATGGAGAGTTTCGACATGCCGTGTCAGCTGCGTCAGACCCGCGCCAAACAAGGACTAACACCATGACAACTACTATCCTCGCCCTTGATCTGGGCACCACCACCGGCTGGGCGCTGCGCGACAGCGACGGTCACATCACCAGCGGTTCCGAAAGCTTCCGGCCACAACGTTTCGAGGGCGGTGGCATGCGCTTTCTGCGCTTCAAACGCTGGCTCACTGAAATCAAGCAATCCTGCGACGGCATCAATTACCTGCACTTCGAAGAAGTACGCCGTCACGTCTCGACCGATGCGGCCCACGCCTACGGCGGTTTTCTCGCAACGCTTACGGCGTGGTGTGAGCACCACCAGATCCCGTACCAAGGCGTGCCGGTCGGCACGATCAAGAAACACGCTACCGGCAAAGGCAATGCGGGCAAGGCGGACGTGATTACGGCGATCCGTGCGCGTGGCCATAACCCAGTCGATGACAACGAAGCTGATGCTCTGGCCCTGCTGAACTGGGCCATCGCCCAGCACGCGCTGGAACGGGAGGTGTGAGATGAAAGTGCCAACACCACAATACCGTTGCCCACTGGGACGGCTGCAGCCTGACGTTCAGGACGCAGACGTTATCAAGCAACGCGGATGGCGCGACCAGCATATCCTCGTCGTCAATGCCGATGACGAACGTCTGGATTGGATGGAGCGTGAACTGGTGCGCCAGATCGGCGAGCGCCTCTACGGTGCAGGAGGACGACGCCATGGCTAACCGTCGCAACGCGTGGACTATTGAAGACGTGGCCGCGCGCTTCGAGGAGGCTGCCAGTACTGGACGACGCTTACCTCCGGTACGTGTGCAAGGCCATTTCAATTGCTGGCCTGCCATCGTGCGCAAGGAGTGGGAGTCATTTGCCGCAGATGAGAAAGTGTACCGTCCGTTTCCGCCAAGCCCGGATGCCATCGACCGGATGCTGGAAACGATGCAGTGGGTGCAATGCCTGGAAGTCGAGCAGCGACATCTGGTATGGATGCGGGCGAAACGTTATGGCTGGAGGGACATCACGATTCGATTCGCCTGCGACCGCACCACGGCGTGGCGCAGGTGGCAAAAGGCGTTGGAGACAGTCACGACAATGCTCAACACTGCCAACGGGCATCAGGCTTCAACTTCCTGAGCAACGTAGGGTAATGGGTGATGCGTTTGTCCTTGTCTTGATGCATTTGTCCTTTTTGGGGACTGCCGGACATGCAACAAAACACCCGGGAGTGGCGTAGTATTTCAGCTATCTTCTGGACAGCGGTGACGGCATAGGAAGTGGCCCAAGGCAAAAGGGGTCCTTCCTTCCCAAATCGCAATGCGGGGGGCGCGAGCGCGGCATTCGCCTAGCGTCCGACTGCAAACCAAGGTTTGCAGGGTTTGCAGTTTGCACCCACTCCAGTTCGCACCCAGCACGAGCCCGCCCACGGTTTTTCCGTCGGCGGGCTTTCTATTTGAGGAACCGATTCTGAACACGCTCAACGTCGAGTACCGCAAGGTCGAGGCGCTGATCCCCTACGCCCGCAATCCACGCACGCACACGGATGAGCAGGTGGCCAAGATCGCCGCCAGCATCGTCGAGTACGGCTGGACGAATCCGGTGCTGGTGGACGGCGACAACGGGATCATCGCGGGCCACGGTCGCTTGGCCGCCGCGCGCAAGCTGGGGCTCGATCAGGTGCCGGTCATTGAACTGGCGCACCTCTCGCCCACGCAGAAGCGCGCCTACGTCATCTCTGACAACCGGCTGGCACTCGATGCCGGTTGGAACGAGGAGATGCTGGCGCTGGAGATGGCCGAGCTGTCTGAGGCCGGGTACGACCTCGCCTTGACCGGCTTCGAGGATGCCGAGATCGAGGCCTTGTTCGCTGACGACGTGGAAACCGATGACGCTGACCAGGAGGCAGGTGCCGACGAGCCGGACGCTGCTGACGATGTGCCGGATGCCCCTGTGGTGCCGGTGTCCTGCACCGGCGATGTCTGGGCCATCGGGCCCCACCGTCTGATCTGTGGCGACGCCACCGACCCGACCGTCGTCGCCGCGCTGATTCAGGGCGATGCGGCCCGGCTGTGCTTCACCTCGCCGCCCTACGGCAACCAGCGTGAGTACACCAGCGGCGGTGTCAAGGATTGGGATGGCCTGATGCGCGGCGTGTTTGCCAACGTGCCAATGGCCGACGACGGCCAGGTGCTGGTCAACCTCGGGTTGATCCACCGCGACAACGAAGTCATCCCGTATTGGGATGCGTGGCTCGGTTGGATGCGCACGCAGGGCTGGCGGCGTTTCGCTTGGTACGTCTGGGATCAAGGGCCAGGGATGCCGGGGGACTGGGCCGGTCGCTTCGCCCCGAGTTTCGAGTTCGTCTTTCACTTCAACCGCGCCAGTCGCAAGCCCAACAAGATCGTGCCCTGCAAGCACGCGGGCCAGGAGTCGCACCTGCGCGCTGACGGGTCGTCCACGGCCATGCGTGGCAAGGACGGCGAGGTCGGCGGCTGGACACACAAGGGGCAGCCGACGCAGGACACGCGGATTCCCGACTCGGTGATCCGCGTGATGCGCCACAAGGGCAAGATCGGTCAGGACATCGACCACCCGGCCGTGTTCCCGGTGGCGCTGCCGGAGTTCGTGATCGACGCCTATTCGGACACCGGCGACATCGTGTTCGAACCCTTCGGCGGTAGCGGCACCACCATGCTGGCCGCGCAGCGCACCGGTCGTGTGTGTCGCAGCGTGGAGATCGCGCCGGAGTACGTGGATGTCGCCATCAAGCGCTTCCAACAGAACCACCCCGGCGTGTCGGTGACGCTGTTGGCAACAGGCCAGTCCTTTGACGAGGTGGTCAATGAACGTCTGGCTACCACGGAGGCCACGCAATGAGCGCCTCTTGGTTTGCCGACAAGATCGAGCAGTGGCCGACTGCCAAGCTGCTGCCCTATGCCCGCAACGCACGCACCCACTCGGACGATCAGGTTGCGCAGATCGCCGCGTCGATTGCCGAGTTCGGATTCACCAATCCGATCCTCGCAGGAAGCGACGGTGTGATCGTCGCCGGTCACGGGCGGCTGGCTGCGGCGCAGAAACTCGGGCTGGAAGTTGTACCGGTGGTCGTGCTCGATCATCTGAGCCCCACGCAGCGCCGGGCCCTGGTGATCGCGGACAACCGCATTGCCGAGAACGCGGGATGGGATGACGCGATGCTGCGCATTGAGATCGCTTCCCTGCAGGACGACGACTTCGACGTGTCACTGACCGGCTTTGATGCCGATGCGCTGGCCGAATTGATGGCAGGCGACGAGCCGGATGGCGTCGGCGACACCGATGACGACGCCGTGCCCGAGGTGTCGGAGACGCCGATCTCCCGCCCGGGCGATGTCTGGTTGCTGGGTGGTCACCGCCTGCTGTGCGGGGACTCCACCGTGGCCGAGAGCTACGACCGGCTTCTCGATGGCGCGCCGGTGGACATGGTCTTCACCGACCCGCCCTACAACGTGAACTATGCCAACAGCGCCAAGGACAAGATGCGCGGCAAGGATCGCGCGATCCTGAACGACAACCTCGGTGACGGCTTCTACGACTTCCTTCTGGCGGCGCTGACGCCGACCATCGGGAACTGCCGGGGCGGCATCTACGTGGCGATGTCGTCCAGCGAGCTGGATGTGCTGCAGGCAGCGTTCCGTGCCGCTGGTGGCAAGTGGTCGACGTTCATCATCTGGGCCAAGAACACATTCACGCTGGGTCGGGCCGACTACCAGCGCCAGTACGAGCCGATCCTGTACGGATGGCCCGAGGGGGCACAACGTCACTGGTGCGGTGACCGCGACCAGGGCGACGTCTGGAACATCAAGAAGCCGCAGAAGAACGATCTGCACCCGACGATGAAGCCGGTGGAGTTGGTCGAGCGCGCGATCCGCAATTCAAGCCGCCCTGGCAACGTGGTGCTTGACCCGTTTGGTGGCTCCGGCACGACGCTGATCGCCGCCGAAAAGTCAGGGCGGCTGGCACGGCTGATCGAGCTCGACCCAAAGTACGCGGACGTGATCGTGCGCCGCTGGCAGGAATGGACTGGCAAGCAAGCCACCCGCGATTCGGATGGCGCGCTGTTCGATGATCAGGCGGCGAGCGACTCCTCGGCGATCTCGCAGTGAATCACAAAGCCCGTCAGGTAGGGCAAACCGCGCGGGATGCCATATTCCTTGCTGGTCTGGCGGCCAATCGTCCAGCCCATCCACTGCCGGGTGGCGGCGTTGATGGCATCTGCAAGGGGCTGACCCCGGTACAGCCCGTTTTCTACCTCGTCGGCAAAGTGGCGTCCGTGGCGGCTGTCGAGGAAGACCCGGACTGATTCGAGGGGCTGACCGGTAGCGTTGGAGATGGCGGTCATCGCCAGGGGCCACGCGGTGCTGGCGTGTTCGTTCATCGTGCCCCAAAAGCCCCAGGCATCGTTCTGGGTGGCGGGCATTTGCTGGTTGGTGTTCATCTCTGGCTCCTTGGGGTTGATCGTTGCGACACCCGTAGTAACGCGCTGTTCGATTGAGAAGCCAAGCTGTTCTTGGCCTCTTTCTCAATCAATTTCGATTACCCGAGACGGGCCACGTACCGGGCGTAGTCGCCGCCCTCTGGATTCACGTAAAGGTAGGGGCGACCCGGTGCGGTGACCTCGACGCAAGGATAGCCGTCGCCGGTGTCGCCACCTTTGCCGCGCAGCCAGTCGCGCGATACCAACAGGCTGCGGGCAAAGGCATCGAACTCGTCGACGGTCAGTTCCTTGGTCTCGGTGACATAGACCTTGGTCTGACCCTGGCCGCCAACTTCGTCCAAGTCGGCAGGCTTGCGGGCAAACGGCGATCGGACGCTCAGCTCCTCGACCTGGAAGGTGGTGTCGCCAAACTGCAGGGTGCGCGGGGTGCGTTCGATGGTGATGGTCATGGTGCTCATGGATGTTCTCCGGGGTGTTGGCGTTGCGATCAGGCTTCTGCGGCGATCCGGTAGACCCGCTCGCTGCCCTGGGCCTTGTCCGAGACGATGGTCAGCCCGAGCTTCTTCTTGAAGGCACCGGCAAAGGTGCCGCGCACCGTGTGCGCCTGCCAGCCGGTGGTCTCGCAGATCTGCTGCACCGTTGCCCCTTCGGGGCGTTGCAGCATCTGGATCACGGTGGCCTGCTTGCTGTTCTCGCGGGTGCGGGGCTTGGCGGCCGCCTTTTCTTGCGCCCACGTGGCCTCGGCTGCCGTCACGGCTGCGTCGAGTTCAGGGTCTGCGGCCACTGGCGCAGGCGTTGGCCGGGCGCGCCCCATCGCGTCGTAGCCCTCGGCGGCCACGAACCAATGGGTGCCGTCGGATGTGATCAGCGCGCGGTTGAAGAGGCCGTCGAGCACCTTCTTGCGTGCGCCGCCTTTGATGTTGTCGGGGAACCAGTCGATCTTGCCGTCGGTGTGTTCGAGGGCGTAGGCCAGGATCGCGTGCTGCGACGGGGTCAGTTGTGTGGTGGTCATTTGCTTCTCCTTATGCAAGGGGTTGATGGGGTGACGTGATGAACGCGCTGTTCGGGAGTGAAGCCAAGCGCTATCTGCTTGGCTTCGAAGGTTCTTGATCATTTGTTGGCCTTGTCCGACGTAGCCGTCTTGCGGCCCTGCTCGACGCCCGCGTTGAACGCGGCCTCGAGGGCGTCGCGCAGGCACCAGACCGCCACGTCGTGGAAATCGAGGCCGTCGGACTTGCGGGTTTCCAGGGTTTCGATGCCCAGCTTGCTTTGCGCGATCTGGGTCAGGAGTTGTTCGAGCTTGTTCATTGCTGCTTCCTTCGATGGTGTTGATGACGTCCGTATGAACGCGCTGTTCCAGAGAGAAGCCAAGCTGATTTCGAGTGAATGGCGAACAAATGATTGAAGGGGAAACCGGGTCTCAAAATGGGCATCTCGATTCGCGCTTACGCCCGTCACCGTGGTGTGACCGACACCGCAGTTCACAAGGCCATTCGCGCAGGTCGGATCACGCCGGAGGCTGACGGCACCATCGATGCCGACCGTGCTGACCGCGAGTGGGCGCGCAACTCCGATGCGCCCAAGGCTGGGACGCGCGCCAAGGCTGTAAAGGCCGCTGTGCCGGAGGGCAGTGGCGACGGGCCTGCAGCTTTACCTACTGGCGGTGCGTCCCTGCTTCAGGCGCGCACGGTCAACGAGGTGGTCAAGGCGCAGACCAACAAGGTGCGGCTGGCCCGACTCAAGGGCGAATTGGTGGATCGGCCGCAGGCCATCGCCCACGTTTTCAAGCTGGCGCGCTCCGAGCGCGATGCGTGGCTGAACTGGCCCGCTCGCATCTCGGCGCAGATGGCGGCCAAGCTCAATGTCGATCCGCACACGATGCACGTCGCCCTGGAGGCGGCGGTGCGTGAGCATCTGCAGGAGCTGGGTGAACTGCGGCCCAGGGTGGACTGATGCTGGACGTTGAATACGAAGGCGCTGCCGAAGTTGAGCGTGCGTGGCGTGAAGGGCTGACACCCGATCCCTTGCTCTCGGTGTCCGAATGGTCGGATCGCCACCGGATGCTCTCCAGCAAGGCGTCCGCCGAGCCGGGTCGTTGGCGTACCAGTCGCACGCCATACCTCAAGGCGATCATGGATTGCCTGTCGCCGACGTCGCCGGTCGAGCGCGTGGTGTTCATGAAGGCTGCCCAGCTCGGTGCGACCGAGATGGGCTCGAACTGGATCGGCTACGTGATCCACCACGCGCCGGGGCCAATGATGGCGGTGTGGCCGACGGTGGATATGGCCAAGCGCAACTCCAAGCAGCGGATCGATCCGTTGATCGAGGAGTCGGCCGCGCTGAGCGAATTGATTTCGCCAGCACGATCCCGAGACTCGGGCAACACCATCCTGGCCAAGGAGTTCCGGGGCGGTGTGCTGGTGATGACCGGGGCCAACAGCGCGGTCGGCCTGCGGTCGATGCCGGTGCGGTATCTGTTCCTCGACGAGGTGGATGGCTACCCGCTGGACGTCGACGGCGAAGGCGATGCGATCTCGCTGGCCGAGGCACGCACGCGAACCTTTGCCCGCCGCAAGATCTTCATCGTCTCGACCCCGACGATCTCGGGGGCGAGCGCCATCGAACGCGAGTACGAGGCCAGCGATCAGCGTCGGTACTTCGTGCCGTGCCCACATTGCTCGCATCGCCAGTGGCTGCGCTTCGAGCAGTTGCGATGGGAAAAGGGGCAACCGGACTCGGCGGCCTACATCTGCGAGTCCTGCGATGAGCCGATTGCCGAGCACCACAAGACATGGATGCTGGAGCACGGCGAGTGGCGCGCGCTGATCAGCGACGGCACGGGCAAGACGGCGGGGTTTCACCTGTCCTCGCTATACAGCCCGGTCGGCTGGCGCAGTTGGCGCGACATCGCCGCTGCGTGGGAAAGCTCCGTCAACAAGGAATCGGGGTCGGCGGCCGCCATCAAGACCTTCAAGAACACCGAACTGGGCGAGACCTGGGTCGAGGAAGGCGAAGCGCCCGATTGGCAACGGCTGGTCGAGCGCCGTGAGGATTACCGCGTCGGCACGGTGCCGCCGGGTGGGCTGCTCCTGGTGGGCGCTGCCGACGTGCAGAAGGATCGCATCGAGGCGTCTATCTGGGCTTTCGGGCGCGGCAAGGAGTCTTGGTTGGTGGAGCACCGGGTGCTGATGGGTGGCACCGCCCGCGACGCCGTCTGGAAGCGACTGGCCGAATTGATCGCCGAGAACTGGACACACGACTCAGGCGCGGCGATGCCCTTGGCCCGCTTTGCGCTGGACACCGGCTTTGCGACGCAGGAGGCCTACGCCTTCGTGCGCGCCTGCCGCGACCCGCGCGTGATGCCTGTGAAAGGCGTGCCGCGCGGGGCCGCGCTGATTGGTACGCCGACTGCCGTTGACATCTCGCAGGGCGGCAAGAAGCTGCGCCGGGGCATCAAGGTGTATTCGGTCGCCGTGGGCATCGCCAAGCTGGAGTTCTACAACAACCTGCGCAAGGGCGCGGACGTCAGCGAGGACGGTGTGACCACGTTGTTCCCGGCTGGGTTTGTTCACCTGCCCAAGATCGACGCTGAGTTCATCCAGCAGCTCTGTGCAGAGCAGTTGATCACCCGCCGCGACCGCAATGGCTTCCCGATTCGGGAGTGGCAAAAGATGCGCGAGCGCAACGAAGCGCTCGACTGCTACGTGTACGCCCGGGCGGCCGCATCGGCGGCGGGCCTGGATCGCTTCGAGGAGCGCCACTGGCGCGAACTGGAACGGCAACTCGGGATGGAACGGCCACCCGATGAGCCGCCCCCGATTCAAACATTCGACCCAGAAGAGGCCACCCAACGCGGTGGCCTTTCTGTTTCTGCAACCCCACCACGGCGGCGCGTCATCAAGAGCCGCTGGTTGTCCTGATTTTCAGAGGAGTTTTCATGAGTCTTGCCACCCGTATCGAGAGCCTGGTCATCCGGGTTGCTCAGGAGTTCAACGACGTTCGCGCGACGGCAGGCAGTCTGGCCAGTCTGTCCACCAACGACAAGTCGAGTCTGGTCGCCGCCATCAACGAGCTCAAGGCAGCGGTTCTGTCCGCGATGGCCATTGACGACAACCAGATCGCCACCAACAGCACCTACTCGTCGAACAAGATCGTGTCGCTGCTGGACGCGCTCAAGGCCGACATTCTGGGTGGGGCCGACGCCGCCTACGACACCCTGGTCGAAATCCAGCAGCTGCTACAGAACGGCACCAGCGGTCTGGACGCGATTCTGAGCGCCGTCAATCTGCGCGTGCGCTTCGATGCGGCGCAGTCCTTGACGGTAGCCGAGCAGCTGCAGGCCCGCACCAACATCGGCGCGGTCGCGGTCAGCGATGTCGGCAACACCGACACCGACTTCGTCGTGATCTTCGACGGGGCGCTGGCCTGATGAGTCTTGCGTCCAGCATCGCCGCCTTGGCGTCGCGTATCGGCTTCGAGGTCAAAACCAAGATCGACGCCACCCATCCCGGCATCGCACGGGTGTGGGTCAGCTTCGGCTACGGGGGCGGTCAGGTCGTGATCGGCAGCGCGCACAACGTCGCCAGCGTGGTGCGCACGGCGGCTGGTCGGTACCGCGTGCATTTCGCTGTGGCGATGCCGGATACGAATTACTGCTGGACAGCGCTCGCCCGCAGCAGCACCAACACCGGCCAGCAGCGCTTAGCCCTGGTGCGTGCCAGCTCCGACCTCAAGACCGCGCAGTACGTCGACATCTCGTGTGCGACGGCGGCGTTGTCGTTTGACGACTCCTCTGAAATCAACCTCGTGGTGTACCGCTGATGGCCTACACAGAAGCCCAACTCCAGGCATTGGAGACCGCCCTCGCCAAGGGCGAACACCGCGTTAGCTTCGGCGACAAGACCGTCGAGTACCGCTCGGTCGATGAGCTAAAGGCGGCGATCCGCGAAGTCAAGCGCGGCATCCTGGAGCAGGCAGCCGCCACCGGGCTATGGCCGGGTGCGCCGCGCCAGATCCGGGTCACGACCTCGAAGGGGTTCTGATGGCCTGGTATTCAAAGATCCGCAGCCTGTTCGGCCAGCAGCCCGTCCACGAAGCGGCTGGCCGTGGTCGCCGCTCTTTGGCTTGGATGCCCGGCAACCCAGGCGCGGTCGCCGCGATGCTGGCGACCAACACCGAACAGCGCATCAAGAGCCGCGACCTCGTGCGCCGCAATGCCTGGGCGCAGGCCGGTATCGAAGCCTTCGTGTCCAACGCGGTCGGTACTGGCATCAAGCCGCAGAGTCTGGCAGCAGACGAGCGCTTCAAGACCGACCTGCAGGCGCTGTGGCGTGACTGGACGGAGGAAGCCGACGCTGCAGGTCAGACCGACTTCTATGGGCTGCAGGCGCTGGCCTGCCGCGCGATGCTCGAGGGCGGTGAATGCCTGATCCGGCTGCGCCCGCGTCGTCCGGAAGATGGCTTGGTGGTGCCCTTGCAACTGCAGTTGCTGGAGCCCGAGCACCTGCCGATCAGTCTCAACCTCGATCTGCCTTCGGGCAACGTGGTGCGCTCTGGCATCGAATTCGACAGCCTTGGGCGGCGCGTCGCTTACCACCTGTACCGCTCGCACCCCGAAGACGGTCGGCTGGCTCCGATGTCGGGCCAGGGCGGGATGGACACGGTGCGCATCGATGCGAAGGAAATCATCCACCTGTTCCGCGTCCTGCGTCCCGGCCAGATCCGGGGCGAGCCGTGGTTGTCGCGGGCCCTGGTCAAGCTCAACGAACTCGACCAGTACGACGACGCCGAACTGGTGCGCAAGAAGACCGCCGCGATGTTCGCTGGCTTCGTCACGCGACAGAACCCAGAGGACAACCTGATGGGCGAAGGTGCTGCTGATGGCGATGGCATCGCGCTGGCCGGTCTGGAGCCGGGCACCTTGCAGATATTGGAGCCCGGCGAGGACATCAAGTTCTCCGACCCAGCCGACGTCGGTGGCTCGTATGGCGAGTTTCTGCGCACGCAGTTCCGCGCGGTTGCCGCTGCCATCGGCGTCACCTACGAGCAGTTGACTGGCGATCTCACAGGCGTGAACTACTCGTCCATTCGCGCCGGGATGCTGGAGTTCCGGCGTCGCTGCGAGATGGTGCAGCACGGGGTTCTTGTGCATCAGATGTGCCGTCCGGTTTGGGCCGCGTGGATGAAGCAGGCCGTGCTCGCCGGTGCCATCGAAGCGCCCGGCTTCGCGCGTGGCGGCCCAGCCCGTCGCCGCCAGTACCTGCAGGTGAAGTGGATTCCCCAGGGCTGGCAGTGGGTCGACCCTGAGAAGGAGTTCAAGGCAATGCTGCTGGCCATCCGGGCGGGCCTGATGAGCCGCTCGGAAGCCATCGCTGCCTTTGGCTACGACGCTGAGGACGTTGACCGCGAGATCGCCGCCGACAACCAGCGAGCCGACGACCTCGGCTTGATCTTCGACTCCGACCCGCGCCGCACGTCCAAGGACGGCGGAAGCGCCGAGCCGAACAAGAACGCTGCAGACACCACGCAAAACAGCGACACATCGTCTGCCTGAAGGAATCCCATGACCCTGTTGCCCCATTTGGCGGCACGCCTCTACGGTGTGCCGCTGGCGATCCATCGCCCAAAACTTGATGTGATCCTGGCCGTGCTCGGCCCCCGGATCGGCTTGGCTGACTTGGCTACACCCTCGGCCTTCACGCCGCCCGTGCGTCCCGCAGCCACCCAGACGACGAAGGTCGCGGTCATTCCAATCCACGGCACGCTGGTGCGACGCACCGTGGGCCTGGAAGCCGAATCCGGCTTGACCAGCTACGCCGGTCTCAGCGCGCAGTTGGACGCCGCGCTGGCCAGCCCGGATGTCGCCGCCATCCTGCTTGACGTCGACTCACCGGGTGGCGAGTCGGGCGGCGTGTTCGATCTGGCCGACCGCATCCGTGCGGCTGCCCAGACGAAGCCGGTCTGGGCAGTGGCCAACGACATGGCCTTTTCAGCGGCCTACGCACTCGCGTCTGCTGCCAGCAAGGTGTTCGTGTCACGCACCGGCGGCGTCGGCTCGATTGGCGTCATTGCGATGCACGTCGACCAGTCCGAGAGGGATGCACAGGACGGCGTTCGCTACACGGCGGTCTTTGCGGGCGACCGCAAGAACGATCTCAACCCGCACGAGCCGATTTCCAGCGAAGCCCACGCCTTTCTCAAGGGCGAGGTGAATCGCGTCTACGGCCTGTTCGTCGAGACGGTGGCCCGAAACCGGGGCATCGAGGCATCTGCCGTGCGTGACACCGAGGCGGGGCTGTTCTTCGGGCAAGCCGCCGTTGCCATCGGGCTGGCCGACGCCATCGGCACCTTCGACGACGCCCTTGCGCAGCTTTGCGAATCCGTTTCCCCACTCCCGAAGTTGGCGGCAAGCCACTCCGGTCTTTTTAGCAACCCCCAGATGGAGTCATCAATGAATGATCGAACCGACCCCGCTGCTCCTGATCGGCTTGCTGCTGATCCTGCTGGCAGTTCTTCTCAACAGGCGGCCGCCACCGCCATGACCGTGGCCGACGCGATTGAGGTCGCCCAGACCTGCACCCTGGCCGCGCGCACCGACCTGATCGCAGGCTTCCTCGAAGCGAAGGCATCACCCGCCAAGGTACGCAGCCAGTTGCTGGCGGCGAAGGCCGAAGCGTCCCCCGAAATCGTCAGCCGCATCGCTCCCGATGCTGCTGCATCCACGAGCAACCCGCTGCTCGATGCCGCGAAGCAGCTCGCGGCCAAGTCCGCATCACTGAAGAAGGAGATCTGAGATGCCCACCGTGTTTTCTGAATCGATGAACTTGGGCGACCTGCTCAAGTACGAGGCCCCGAACCTCTACTCGCGCGACCGCGTCACCGTGGTCGCAGGCCAGACCCTGCCGCTGGGCGCGGTCGTCGGGATGGTCACTGCCACGGGCAAGGTCAAGCAGATCGACCCCTCGGCCACTGACGGCAGCCAGTACGCCGCTGGCGTGCTGATGCAGGCCGTCGATGCCGCCCTGGCCGAACGTCCGGACGGTCTGATGGTGGCGCGTCACGCCATCGTCGCCGACCACGCGCTGCAGTGGCCCACCGGCATCACCACCGCCGAGCAGCAGGCGGCCGTTGCCCAGCTCAAGGCGCTGGGTGTCCTCGTTCGCCAAGGAGTATGACCATGCAGAACATCTTCGAAAACCCCGCCTTCTCGATGTCGGCGCTCACCGCCGCCATCAACTTCCTGCCCAACAACTACGACCTCCTGGGCGCGATGGGCCTGTTTGTCGACAAGCCGCAGCGTTTTCGCTCGGTGATCGTGGAAGAGCAGAACGGTGTGCTCACCCTGCTGCCAACGATGCCCCCGGGCTCGCCGGGCACCGTGGGCGTGCGCGGCAAGCGCAAGGTGCGCTCGTTCACCATTCCGCACATCCCCCACGACGACGTGATCCTGCCGGAGGAAGTTCAGGGCATCCGCGCCTTTGGTTCGGAGACGGAACTGCAGACCGTGGCGGGCGTGATGGCGCAGCACCTGCAGACGATGCGCAACAAGCACGCGATCACGCTGGAGCATCTGCGCTTCGGCGCGCTCAAGGGTCAAATCCTGGACGCCGATGGCAGCGTGATCTACGACCTCTACAACGAATTCGAGATCACGCCCAAGGAGTTCGCCTTTGAAATTGCCGATCCCGCCAGCGGGTTCGACGTCAAGAAGGCCTGTCTGGACGTCGTCCGCTACGTCGAGGACAACCTGCAGGGCGAACGTATGAGCGGCCTGCACGCCTTCGTCGGCGAGGACTTCTTCGACGCGCTCACCGGGCACGATGAGGTCAAGGCCGCTTACGACCGCTGGCAGGATGGGCAAGCGCTGCGCACCGATATGCGCGCGGGCTTCACCTTTGCCGGGATCACCTTCGAAGAGCATCGCGGCCGGGCCTTCGCGCCGGGCAGTGCTGTGCGCCGATTCGTCGAACCCGATGAGGGTCACATCCTGCCGCTGGGCACGATGGACACCTTCGCCACCTACTACGCGCCCGCCGACTTCAACGAGACGGCTAATACGGTGGCGCTGCCGCTGTACGCGAAGCAGGAGCCGCGCAAGTTCGACCGGGGTACCGATCTGCACACGCAGGCCAATCCGCTGCCGCTGTGCCACCGCCCGGCGCTGCTGGTCAAGCTGGTCATGGGCGCTGGTGTATGAGTCTGGTCGCTCAGATCTATGAGTCAGCCGCGAACGCGGGGCTGCTGAAGGAATGCCTTTGGTATCCGTCGAACGGTGCACCATCACAACGGCATCAGGTCGGCTTTGCCGCGCCGGATGAATCCGTTCTAGACGGCCTGACCTTGAGCACCGACTATGAGATGACCTACCCGGTCACTGCGCTCAATGGCCTTGCTGCACGCGAGGTGGTCGAGGTCGGTGGATCGTCCTTCCAGGTACGAGACATCCGAGCCGTGGGCGACGGTTCCGAACTCCGCGCCAAGCTGACCCGGTTGTAACCGTATGGCTGACAACTCGATCCGCGAGCGGATTCTGCTGGCGGTGATGGCGGCTGCCCGTCCTGCGGCCGAGGGACTCGGAGCCACGCTGCACCGTTCGCCCACGGTGGCTATCAGCCGCGAGCAATGCCCCGCGCTGGCGGTGTTTCCCGAGTCGGAGTCCATCACCGAGCGGGCCAACGACCGCGTCACACGCGACCTGATTGTCCGCGTCGTCGCGCTCGCGCGGTCGGTACCACCCGCGTCCCCCGAAACCGAGGCCGACCGTCTGCTCACCGCTGCCCACGCTTCCTTGTTTGTGGACGGCACTTTCGGTGGTTTGGCACTGGGCATCCGTGAGCAGGAAAGCGAGTGGGAGGTCGAGGACGCCGATGCCGTGGCCGTGGCTCTCCCGGCGCGGTACCGCATCACGTACCGGACGCTGGCCAATGACCTTTCAACCCTTGGATGACCCCTATGACCCAACTTGTCTTGACACGCCCGCACACCCACGCGGGCAAGACGCTTGGCGTCGGTGACCGGATCGAGATCGACGCTACATCAGCCGACTGGCTGATCGCGCACGGTATCGCCACGCCGGAGCCGACCGTCCCAGCCTCTGAACCCTTCACTGACCCTGAACCCAAACCCCTCCAACGCAAGGAACCCAAGCAATGAGCACCTATGCCAGTTTTCAAGGCCGCGTATTCCTCGGCAAGCGCGACACCGACGGCCTTCCAATCGAAGTGCGCTCGCCCGGCAACGTCGCCGAGCTGAAGCTCTCCCTCAAGACCGATGTCCTGGAGCACTACGAAAGCCAAACCGGCCAGCGCTCGCTGGATCACCGGATGGTCAAGCAGAAGTCCGCCACAGTGAACCTCACCATTGAGGAATTCACCAAGGAGAACCTCGCGCTGGCCCTGTACGGTAATCACGTCGTCGGCACGCCGGGCACGCTCACCGCCGAGCCGGTGGGCGGTGCAACGCCGATTGCGGGCGACCGCTACTTCCTGGCCCACCCGAAGGTGTCGTCCCTGGTCGTGGTGGATTCGGCAGGCACGCCCGCGACCCTGGTCTTGGGCACGAACTACACCGCTGACCCCGACTTCGGTGCCATCCAGTTTCTGGATACCACCGGCTTCACTGCGCCGTTCAAGGCCAGTTACGCCTACGGTGTGGCCACCGAGATCGGCATCTTCACGCAGGCACTGCCGGAGCGTTTCCTGCGGCTCGAAGGCATCAACACCGCCCAGGGCAATGCCAAGGTGCTGGTCGAGCTCTACCGCGTGGCATTCGATCCGCTGAAGGAAATCTCCTTCATCTCGGACGAGTACAACAAGTTCGAGCTGGAGGGATCGCTGCTGGCCGACACCACCAAGCCCTTCGACGCGGTGCTGGGCCAGTTCGGCCGCATCGTGCAACTGTGATGGGTGCCGCCATGAGTGATCTGGACACCCTGATTCCGCAGGCGGTCGAACTGGTGATCGACGGTGAGCCGCTGGCCATCAAACCGCTGAAGGTCGGGCAGATGCCCGGTTTTCTGCGAGCGATCTCGCCGGTGATGCAGCAGCTCACTGCCTCCAACATCGACTGGCTGGCGTTGTTCGGCGAGCGCGGCGACGACCTGCTGTCGGCCATCGCCATTGCCGTCGGCAAGCCTCGGGCGTGGGTCGATGAGCTGGCTGCCGACGAGGCAATCCTGCTGGCGGCCAAGGTGATCGAGGTGAACGCCGATTTTTTTACCCGGACGGTGATCCCGAAGCTCGACGGGCTGTTCGGCCAAGCGAAGCTGCCGCCCATCGTGAAAGCGGTGGCTGGTTTGACGCCGTCCAGCACCTGATCGAGCACGGCCACCGCCTGCAGGACATCCTCGACTACACGTTGGCGCAGGTGCGCGGCTTCGTCGCTGCGACGGCGCGCACCGATGCGGCCCGCGACGCTCGGCTGCTGTCCGTGATTGCCATCGGCACGCGCAGCGATGCCCGCCACCTCGACCAAACCCTCGACCGACTCACCGACAAGGCAACCGACCGTGCCTGACGACCATGCGCATTTCCGTTCAGATCGATAGCGCCGCAGCCCAGGCGCAGTTGCGCCGTTGGGGCGGTGAGTTCCGCGATAAGGTCAAGAAGGCGGTGTCGCGGGCGATTGCCAGCGAGGCGGTCGAACTCAAGCAAGACGTGCGCAGCCACGTCGCCAGCCAGATGGCAGTGGTCAAGAAGTCCTTCCTCAAGGGCTTCACCGCCAAGGTGCTGGACAAAGACCCGAACCGACTGCCCGCGCTGTACGTGGGTTCGCGCATTCCGTGGTCGGGGATGCACGAGACCGGCGGCCAGATTGCCGGGCGGATGCTGATTCCACTGAACGGTCGAGTGGGCCGCAAGCGCTTCAAGGCGCAGGTGGCCGAGCTGATGCGCGGCGGCAATGCCTATTTCATCAAGAACGCGAAGGGAAACATCGTCCTGATGGCCGAGAACATCAAAGAGCACGACCGGCCACTGGCGGGTTTCAAGCGCCGCTATCGCAAGGCCGAGGGCATCAAGCGCCTCAAACGCGGCGCGGATATCCCGATTGCCGTCCTGGTGCCCAGGGTCGTGCTCAAGAAGCGACTCGATGTCGAGCGCTTGGTCGCGGGTCGCATCCCGCGTCTGGCAGCGGCGGTCGAGAAGCAGATCAGCACGGTGGATTGATTCATGGCCAAGCGAATTTCCATCCTCGTCGCGCTCGAAGGGGCCGACGAGGGGCTCAAACGCGCTATCACGTCGGCCGAGCGCAGTCTCGGTGAGCTGTCGACCACCGCCAAGACCGCCGGGGCGAAGGCTGCCGCCGGAATGGCCGAGGTCAAGGCCGGGATGTCGGCCTTCGGCGATCAGGTGGCGACGGCCAAGACGCAGTTGCTGGCCTTCCTATCGATCAGCTGGGCCGCTGGCAAGGTGCAGGAGATTGTCCAGATCGCCGACGCGTGGAACATGATGTCCGCGCGCCTGAAGCTGGCGACGGCGGGACAGCGTGAGTTCACGACCGCGCAAGCGGCCCTGTTCGACATCGCCCAGCGCATTGGCGTGCCGATTCAGGAAACGGCCACGCTGTACGGCAAGCTCCAGCAGGCGGTGCGGATGCTGGGTGGTGAGCAGAAGGATGCGCTCACGATTACCGAGAGCATTTCGCAGGCTCTGCGTCTGTCGGGTGCATCGGCCTCTGAGGCTCAGTCGTCCCTGCTGCAGTTCGGGCAGGCGCTCGCCTCCGGGGTGCTGCGGGGCGAGGAATTCAACTCCGTCGTCGAGAACAGCCCCCGTCTGGCGCAGGCTCTGGCCGATGGACTGAACGTGCCTATCGGGCGGCTGCGCAAGCTGGCCGAAGAAGGCCGACTGACTGCTGACGTGGTGGTCAACGCGCTGATGAGCCAGAAGGACAAGCTCGCCAGCGAGTACGCCCAACTGCCGCAGACGGTGAGCCAGGCCTTCGAGCGCCTGCGCAATGCCTTCGGGCAATGGATCAACCGGGTCGATGAATCGACGGGCCTGACCAAGAAGCTGGCCGAGGCGCTGACCTTCCTGGCCAGCAACCTCGATACGGTGATGCAATGGCTCAAGCGGATCGCCGAAGTTGGGCTCGCGGTGCTGATCTATCGCCTGATCCCGGCGCTCATCACCGCTTGGCAGACCGCCGGTGCGGCGGCCGTTACCGCCGCCAGCGCCACCGCTGCCGCCTGGACGACGGCGAATCTGTCGGTGTCGGCAGCCGTGGCCAGCGTCGGCCTGCTCAAGACGGCGTTCGCCGTGCTGGGCGCGTTCCTGGTCGGATGGGAAATCGGGACGTGGCTGTCAGAGAAATTCGAGATCGTCCGCAAGGCGGGCATCTTCATGGTCGAGATGCTGGTCAAGGCGGTCGAGCAGTTGCGCTACCGCTGGGAGGCATTCGCCGCCATCTTCACGTCGGACACGATTGCTGAGGCGACCAAGCGCCACGAGGCCCGTCTCGCGGAGATGAACCAGATCTTTGCGCAGATGTACGCCGACGCGACCAAGGGGGCAGATGCGGCCAAGGGTGCAATGAACACCGCTGCGACGACCGCCGAGGAAATCGCCAAGCGGCTCGAAGCCGTGCGTCAGGGCACACAGGAGGCCGTCGGTCGCGGCGTCGAGGCCGTCCATAGCGCCCTGGAGAAACTGAAATCCCGCCTCGGTGAGGTCGAGCAGGCTGTCGGCAAGGCCAATCAGACGGTCAACGACGCCACTGCCAAGATGGCCGAGGCCTACAAGGGCCTAACGTCCATCGTCGAGGCCAACCTGCTGCGCCAGATCGAAGCGGTCAAGGCGCGCTACCAGCAGGAACAGTCGGCGCTGGAGACATCCAAGCAGTCCGAAGCGGCGCTGATCACCAAGTCGACGCAATTGCTGACAGATGCCCTCACGCAGCAGACAACGCTGCGGCGGCAGTCCACGACCGACACGCTGAAGCTCATTGACGATGAGTCCAAGGCCAGGATCGAGGCGGCACGTCGCCAGGGCCAGACTGAGGAAGAACGCCGCGCCAACGTCCAGCGTGTTGAAAACGACATCCTGGCCACCAAGCGCCAGACGATGACGCAGGCGCTGGCCGAGTACCGGCAGCACATCGACGCGCTCAACGCCGAGGCCAACCGGCATCTGGCCGAGATCAAACGCATCGAGGAGGAGAAGCGCCAGCTCTCGATGACGACGGAGGAACGTGTCCGCGACATCCGTCGCCAGGGCATGACCGACTTCGAGGCCACGGAAGACCGCAAGCGTCAGATCGCCGAGTACCAGGGGAAGGCCCGCGAGGCGCTGGCCAATGGTGAGTTCGAGCAGGCCCGGCAGCTCGCCCAGAAAGCGATGGATCTGGCCTCGCAGGTGGCCAGTTCGCAAACCAGCGAGGCCAAGCGCGGCGAAGACGCCCGCAAGCAGTCCGAACAGGCGGTTTCTCAGGTCACCCAACTGGAATCGCAGTCCCGCGACGCCTATCGCAAGCAGGAATACGCGCAAGCCGAAGCCCTGATGCGCCAAGCGGACGCGTTGCGCGCCGAACTGGCCCAGAAGACCAAGGATTCGGACACCCAGATCGCGCAGGGCAAGGATGGCGTCAACCAAGCCATCCAGCGCATCCGGGAATCAGAAGAAATTCTCAACAAGACCTTGGATGCCGAAGCCAAGGCTCACCAGACGGCCGCCCAGTCGGCATTGACCGCGCGCGCCCAGATCCAGCAGACCCTCACCCAGACCGAAAACCAGATCGACCAGATTACGGCCAAGCTGAAAGACGGGCTGAAGGTCACGTTGGATGCCGACACGACGCGCTTCGACAAAGCCATCGCTGATCTGGACAAGGCCATCGCCGAGAAGGAATTCCTGCTCAAGATTCAGGCTGACTTGCAAGAGGCCGAGAAGAAGCTGCAGCAGTACGAGCAACTCCTCAAGGAAGGCAAGACGCTGCCCGTCGATGCCGATGTCTCCAAGGCCAAGGAGGCGTTGGCCAAGCTCAAGCTCTACGCTGACCAGAACTCGCAGTTCGAACTGAAGGTGGCGACCGAGAAGGCGCAGGCTGCGATCACCAACGTCGAGGGGATGATCAAGGCACTGGATCGCATCCAGACCGAGTCCCGGCATCAGGTCAGCACCAACGCCGATGCGGCCCGCGCCGAGATCATGAGTCTCAACGGGGCCAACACCTCGAGCACGCACACGATCTACGTGCGCAAGGTGGAGGCAAACGCGACCGGTGGCTTGGTGGGCGCTGGCGTGCGCCGCTACGCCGATGGTGGCGCAGTGGCTCCGGCCTTTCCCAGAATGAGCGGCGGCTCGGTTCCAGGCTCAGGCCATCACGACACCGTGCCGCGCACCTTGGATGCCGGTGCCTTCGTGATTCGCAAGGCTGCGGTGCAGAAATACGGCGGCGGTGCGCTCTCACGGCTGGCCAACGGTGTCGCCCGATTTGCCGTCGGCGGTCGCGTGATGGCCTTTGGCAACGGTCGATCCCAAGGTGCCGATCCTGATGGCAAGCCGATTGTCCCGAAGAAGAACCGGGAGGCGGTCGAAGCTCTGAAGATGATCGATCTCGGCCTGCAAGGGATGAACGAGTACACGGGCTGGCTGCAGTGGAACTACGGCGCATCGGTCAGCCTGGACATGCGTAGCAAGACGATGGAAAGCTACGGCAAGCAGGCCCAGCAGGATCGGCGTGCGCTGGAGGACTTCATCAGCCGCAAGACGCTCACAGGCAACGAGCGACAGAACCTGGAGCGCATCAAGCAGACGTGGCGGCAGGCGATGGCCCAGCCACTGCTCTGGGGCAAAGACCTGGAGCGCGAGCTGATCGACTACATGGAGCAGAACCAGGGCGAGTTCTACCGGCGCGGCGGCATGGCCAAGTCCGACACCGTACCGGCGATGCTCACGCCGGGCGAGTTTGTCGTGAACAAGGATGCCGTTTCCCGCTACGGCGCTGGCTTCTTCGAGGCGATCAACAACCTGTCCGCCCCGGCGCAAGCCCTGGCTGGTCGTGCGCTCGCGGGCGTTCAGGGCTTCGCGACTGGCGGTCTGGTGCAGCCAGGTAGCTCGCGGCTGACCCGTCCGGTGTTGGCGACTGATGCCGGGCCCAGCCGCACGGTGCGTGTCGAGCTGTCCTCGGGCGACCGCAAGGTCAATGCCTCCGTCGATGCGCGCGACGAGTCGCGCCTTCTTCAACTTCTTGACGCTGCCCGAACTCGGGCGGTGTGAGTCCATTCCGATGCAACTGAAGAACCTCTCCAATGAGGTGGCCTTGCTGCTGCCCGACGATTTGCTTTGGAGCGATGAGCATGCGTGGTCGCCCGCTGTGGCGGCCACGTCCTACCTCATCACCGGAGCCTTGCTGATCCAGTCCGCCACGCGGCAAGCCGGTCGCCCGATCACGCTGGTGGGCGCGCCCGATATGGCCTGGGTCACGCGCGCCACGGTCGAGCTGCTGCGCACGTGGGCGGCAGTTCCTGTCGGCAACACCACTGGCCGCTTTGCCTTGACCCTCAAAGACGGCCGCTCGTTGACCGTGGCCTTCCGCCACACAGAAACGGCCATCGAAGCCGAGCCGGTGCTGGGCATCCCGGCCCGCGCCGACACCGACTTCTATCGCCTGACCCTTCGATTCCTGGAGATTTGAAATGCCGATCCAATCCGGCGACGTGAAACTGCTGAAGTCCGCCGTGATGGCGGATGTGCCCGAGGGCGGTGGCGCGCCCACGGGCAACACCATTGCCGATGGCGTCTCGAACGCCATCTTTCCTGACATCTCCGAGCTGGATCGCGCCGGTGGCCGGGTCAACCTGCGCAAGTCCTTCGTGTCGGTGCAGACCGACGACACCGACACCTATTTCGGTGCCAACGTGATCGTGGCCGAGCCGCCGCAGGATGCGCGCGTCAGCGTCACGCTGTTCAGCACCGAGAAGACCTTCGACACGCGCGAGCAGGCCCAAGTCCGCATCGAGGCATACCTCAACAAGGGCCCCGAGTGGGCAGGCTACTTGTTCGAGAACCACATCGCGGGCCAGCGCGTTATTCAGCTTTTCCAGCGCACCACCGACACCGTTCCCAATGTCGGCCAGACCTTGGTCTTGATCGAGAACGAGGGCCTGGGCACCCAGAAGGAGCAGTACATCCGGGCCACCTCGGTGTCCGTCGTCGAGCGCACGTTCACTTACGACGGCGACAAGGACTACAAGGCCAGCATCGTCACGGTCGACATCAGCGACGCATTGCGCTACGACTTCACCGGCTCGCCTGCAAGCCGCACGTTCACCCGGGCCGCGAACAGCACCAAGACTCGCGACACGGTCGTGGCGGACGCCGGTACCTACGTCGGGGTGGTACCGCTGACGCAGGCTGCAGCAGTCGGCGACTTCACGATCAAGGGCACCTCGATCTACACGCAGTTGGTGCCGAGCGCGCAGACCGAGACGCCGATCTCGTTCGTTCCTCCCTACGCGGCCGCAGGATTGCCGGTTCCCGGGGCAGTGGCGGTGAGCTATACGGCCTACCACGCCTGGACAACCAGCATCAAATTCAACCTGCCGGGCGGTTGCTTACCCGGGTCGCTGACCATCCAGACCGACGGCATCACGATCTTCGATGACGCGGGTCTGCTCAAGACCGCCAGCGGGACGATGGGCACCATTGATTACGCCAACGGCATCCTGACCCTGAACTCGGGGACGATGTCGAACGCGAAGGCCATCACCTACACGCCCGCTGCGCAGATTCTGCGTGCGCCGCAAAGCTCGGAGATCCCGGTCACGCCCGAGTCGCGCAGCCAGTCCTACGTGGGCACGGTCAACCCGGTGCCGCAGCCCGGCACGCTGTCGATCAGCTACATGGCCCAGGGCCGCTGGTACGTGTTGTCTGACAGTGGCAACGGGTCGCTCAAGGGCCTGGATGCCAGCTATGGCGCGGGCACCTTCAACAGGAATACCGGAGCCTTCGTGGTCACGCTGGGCGCATTGCCCGACGTGGGCAGTTCGCTCGTGCTGACCTGGAACGTGCCGACGCAGGAGACGCAGCAGCCGTCGACTACCCTCAAGGCGGCGCAGAGTCTTGCATTGAATCCGCCCGCAGGGACGGCGGTACAACCCGGCTCGCTCACTGTGTCCTGGGAGTATGGCGGCACCAAGACGGCAACGGCGGCCACCTCCGGCGTGCTGTCTGGTGCGGCCACCGGCAGTCTGAGCGTGGCGCAGAACCGCGTGGACTTCGCGCCCAATGTGCTGCCAGCGGTGGGCACGCAACTCACCGTGAGCTACGTCGCGGGCCCGAAGCAGGAAGATTCGTTTGCGCATCCGTCACGCAACGGATCGGGGCTGTTGCCGGTCACCGCGACCCTTGGGGCCATCGAGCCGGGTTCGCTCGAAGTCGAGTGGAACACTTTCACCGACGAGGCGGTTCTCGGCGCGTACACCTTCGCTCAATTGCAGGAAATGGGCATCGCCGTGTCGATCTGGCGCGATCCTACGCAGATCGCCCGAGATGATGGGAACGGCGGCGTAGTGCTGAACGGGATCTCTATTGGCACCGTCAACTACGCAACCGGTCAGGTGACATTCAATCCGGATGTCTCGATCCGTATCCCTCGCCCGGTCTACACGGCAGTCGCCATCAACGGCACGGGTCGGTGGCGGTTGAACTACGGTGGCATCTCCTACGTCGATGCGCCATCCCTGTACCCCAACGACGAGTCCGGCTACGTCAAGCTGCGCTACAACAGCGCGGGCTCGACCAGCAACCAGTCCGAGACCTTCCAGTTCCTCCCGGCCTTTAAGTTGGTGCCGGGTGTGAATGCCCAGGTGGTGACGGGCACGGTGCTTCTCTCCATCAGTGGGGCGCAGCCGTGGGGCGACAACGGCCAGGGCACGTTGCGCGAATTCACCACCAGCGGCTGGGTCACGCGCGGCACGATCAACTACCTGTCTGGGGACGTGGCGCTGACGTCCTGGACGGCAGGAACGAACAACGCCATCACGCGAGCCAGTTGCGTGACCACGGTCGGCGAGAACATTTCAAGCGAGTTCGTCTTCCGCACCGGCGCGGCCCCGCTGCGCCCGGGCTCGCTGTCGATCCAGTACGCCCGTGCGGTCGGCGGCACGCAAAGCGTGACGGCCGGAATCGACGGCAAGATCGATGCGACCGGCGTTAGCGGCGGTGTCGACTACGAAACCGGGCTGGTACGGGTTCGCTTCGGCACGATGGTCACTGCGGCCGGGAACGAGATCCAACCTTGGTACGCCGCCGACCGGGTGGGCACGGACGGCAAGATCTTCCGGCCTGAGCCGGTGGCTGCCTCCAGCGTGCGCTACAGCGCGGTGGCCTACAGCTACCTGCCGCTGGATGCCGATCTGCTTGGTATCGACCCGGTGCGTCTGCCCAGCGATGGGCGCGTGCCGATCTTCCGTCCTGGTGGCTTTGCCGTGGTGGGCCACACCGGCAAGATCACCACCTCGGTCAGCAACGGCCAGACCATCAACTGCGCACGGGTGCGCCTGTCGCGTGTGCGCGTCGTTGGCCACGACGGGGCGGTGATCAACACCGGGTACTCCGCCGATCTGGAAGCGGGCACCGTCACCTTCATCAACGTGGCGGGCTACAGCCAGCCCGTGACCATCGAGCACCGCATCGAGGACATGGCCGTGGTGCGCGATGTGCAGATCAGCGGTGAGATCAGCTTCACGCGCGCCCTGACGCACGAATATCCGCTGGGGAGTCACGTCTCCAGCGCGCTGGTGGCCGGTGACCTCTTTGCCCGCGTCAATCTGGTGTTCGACCAGTCGACGTGGAACGGCGCGTGGTCGGATGCCTTGTCGGGCAGCTCGGCAACAGCGACGTTCAACAACACGCAGTACCCGATCCGTGTGACGAACCGGGGCGCATTGACCGAGCGCTGGGTCGTTCGACTGACCAACAGCACCTCGTTCGAAGTCATCGGCGAGAACGTCGGCGTGATCGCCACGGGCAACACCAGCGCGGATTGCGCACCCAACAACCCGGCGACCGGCGTGCCGTACTTCCATCTGCCCGCACTTGGATGGGGCAATGGCTGGGCCACCGGCAACGTGCTGCGCTTCAACACCATCGGCGCGCAGTTCCCGGTCTGGGTGGTGCGCACCGTCCAGCAGGGGCCGGAGTCCGTGCCCGACGACAACTTCACGTTGCTGATTCGCGGCGACGTGGACACCCCCTGATTTCGTAGACAGGAACCAATGAAATGACCGACCTGACCGTCAAATACTTCAACAGCGGCATGACCGGCGCACCTCAGATCTCCAACAACTGGGGCGATCTGGTGACGATGCTCGATGCCTGCCTCGTCAATGGCTTCGCGCTGAAAGCCATCGACACCTTGACCTTCGCCGATGGCGTGGCCACCGCCACCATCACGGCGGGCCACGCATACCAGCCACATCAGGTGGTGTTGGTCGCCGGAGCCGAGCAGCCCGAGTACAACGGATCGTTCCGCGTGCTGACAACGACCATGACCACGTTCACCTACGCGGTGACGGGCACGCCGGTGTCGCCTGCGACGACCACCACGAACCTGAGCGCCAAGGTGGCTCCGCTTGGGTGGGAGAAGCCATTCGCGGGGACGGGCAAGGCTGCCTACCGCAGCAAGAACCCGCAGTCACCGCAGAACATCCTGCTGATCGACGACAGTCTCAAGACGCCGGGCTACACGACCACCTGGGCCAAGTGGGCGAATGTCGGCATCGTGGAAGACCTGGCGGACATCGACACCATCGTCGGCGCGCAGGCCCCCTATGACCCGAACAACCCGACGCAGAACTGGAAGCAAGTTCAAGCTGGCCAGTGGGGTTGGTACAAGTGGTACCACGGCCGCACCAGCGGCTACGACAACTCTGGTGACAGCGGCGGTGGCAATCGCAACTGGGTGCTCATTGGCGATGACCGCCTGTTCTTTTTGTTTTGCACCAATGCTGCCGGATACGGGTGGTACGGGCGCAGCTCGTATTGCTTCGGCGATATCAGCGGCTTCAAGCCCGGCGACAACTATTGCACCGTGCTCTGCGCTGACGACCTTTACTGGAGCAACAGCAGCAGCGGCTATTCGAGTTACCCGGGGCAGTACAACGGCTACGGGCTGGTTTCGTCCCTGGACTTCACCGGCAAGGTGCTGCTGCGCAATCACACCCAACTCGGCAATCCCGTCCGGTTCGGACTCACGTCGCTGAACACCAACAACGGCCAGCAGATCTGCGGTCGGGGCCCGATGCCGTTCCCGAATGGAGCCGACTACAGCTTGTGGCTGTTGCCCACTTACGTGCGGCAGGAGGACGGCCATATGCGCGGCATCCTGCCCGGGATGCTGTGGATGCCCCAAGACCGGCCCTATAGCGATCAGACCATCGTGGACAACGTGGTGGGTCAGGCGGGCAAGCGTTTCTTGCTGGTCAGGACGCAGTACAGCTCAGAAACCGAAGGCGCACAAATCGCGTTCGACATCACTGGCCCGTGGAGGTAAGCCATGAGCTACCCGCTGAGCGAGTCTTTCGCCACGGCTCCGGCGACCGGCTACACCGCAGTCCTGGGCGGAATGTCCGCGACCCACAACAACGTGCAGCAGTCCATCGACATCTCGGCCCCGAACAGCCAGTCCATCCTGCGCTTCAACGAAACCGCACACGGCGACTTCTGGTTCGAGGCGGACATCGAGTTGTTGACCGACCCGAGCGCCCGCAAGCACATCGGTCTGTGGATGACCACCGGCAACGGTTCCGAGGGCTACCGGTTCGCACATATTGACGGTGCCTGGAGCGTGACACGCTGGAACAGTGGTTTCGGCGATGGCGCGGCAGTAACGGGCGGCGTCAACGATGGAGCCAAGCCGGTTGCCGGTGTTTCCGACGTGGCCCCGACCTTCAACGTCGGCCAGCGGATGACCCTGCGCTGCGAGGTCATCGTCGGAGCCTTCGACGCCAACGGTGTGCCGTGGGCCCGGCTGATCCAGTTCAAGGCCGGTGGGGTGCTGATGTTCCAGGTCGGGGATGCTGCCTACCGGGGCAAGCTGATCCCGGGCGTGTTCCTGTATGGAGCCACGGCGCGCGTCCACGCCATCGCGGGTGACACGCCGTCAGGTCTGCCCTCGTTTCCCGCGACCGTCGGCGTGAACGTTGCCGATGACCTGCTGCCGCTGTCCGGTGGACCGACTTCGGTGCTGCCTGATCCCGCCGCCAGCATCGGCGTCAATGCCGATTGCGACCTGATGCGCCTGAACAGCCCCAACTCTGAGCTGTGGAACCGGGGTGGTGGCTACGACTGGCACTTCCACGCGATTCCGAACGGCCGCAAGGACATCCACTTCAGCGGCCACGGGGTGATCGTCGGAACCGTGAAGGAGAAGGGTCAGCCCGACCAGCCCCTGGTGCGGCGGGTGCAACTGATCAGCGAGAACACCCGCGTCCTTGTGGCCGAGACCTGGAGCGACACCACGGGCGCGTACCGGTTCGAGCTGATCGACCCAGCCCAGAGATACACCGTCGTCAGCTACGACCACAAGCAGATGTACCGCGCCGTGATCGCGGACAACCTTCATCCGGAGATGATGCCGTGACCGTTGCCATCACTGTCGAACACAACGAGGCGCGGCTGGCGGGCACCCTGGCGTTCCTGGATGCGGGCAGCAACCCGGCGCGTCTGCGCATCTACGGCGGCACGCGACCGGCTACACCGGCGACGACGCCGACGAGCGCGATGCTGGTCGAGATCAGGCTCACCAAGCCTGCAGGCTCGATTGCAGGTGGGCTCCTGACGCTGGCGCAGCAGGAGGATGGCTTGATCACCAGCACCGGCGTTGCTACGTGGGCGCGGCTGGTCAATGGCAACGAAGTCACGGCGCTGGATCTGGACTGCAGCGGCACCGACGGCAGTGGCGACGTGAAGCTGGCCAGCACCAACCTCTATCTGGGTGGGGATGCCCGGATGGTGTCGGCAATCCTGGGGTAGACCGTGCCGAGCGCATCCAGCGAATTGACGCTGGCCACCACGTTGCCAGCACCCGAAGTCCGCATCGCGTTCGGTCCACCTCTTGTCAACCTGCTGTTCGATCAGCCTGCTGCCACCGACGCCAACTTGGTGTTCGGAGCGGGCTTCGTCGCACCGCGCGACGACGTGGTGGTGCTGGTCAGCCTGCCGCTGCCGGTCGTCTCGATCAAGTTCATCCCGCCAGCGCGGGCCGAACTACTGGCTGAGCTACCTGCACTGACAGTCAGCACGCTGGTGCTGCGCCCGAGCGTGCCGTTGGATGTGGCGGGCGCAACTCTTCCGGGTGTCGTGTTCTCCGGCGAGGTCAGGTACTACTCGCGCACGCAGCGACCGACGGTCGGCCAGACAGCGCACCCTTGGCAGGTGGCGAGGCAGACCGAAGATGGTGCCGCGCAGGGCCAGCAGGACGCTGCCGCAACGCCCGCTGGCTGGGCCGCGTTCTGGCGGCGTACCTTGGGTATTCCTCAAGGCATCGAGCACAGGTTGCCGCCGGTGCTGGCGGCAGCGCCCGAGCAACGCGGCGCTCGCCACCAGGATGCGACCCGGTTGCAAGATTCGACGTGGTTCGCGCACCAGGACGCCATTCGTTTTGCGGCGGCCCAACGCGGTCTGTTCCAGAACGCAGGCCCTCTGCGGAATGCCACGCGGTTCCGGCATCAGGACGGTGATCGCACCAAGCGCGCGGGCAGGGTGTCCCGGTGGCAAAGCGCTGTGTTGGTTGTACGCGGCCAAGGGAGTGATTTTCAGACTGCACGGCCGCAACTGAAGGGCTGGCGCGGCAGGTATCAGGAGGCGGTTCCGCCGCCACCGGGCATCAGCCGGTGGGTGGTGCCTGAGCGGCCCGTTCCGGAGCCTTGCTACACGCCCAGTCCGCACCTGCTGTTTGCCGCACTGGCCGCGACCGATGGGCATCTGCTGTTCCTTTGTGAAAACCACGTCACCCCGCCACCTCCGGATGGTGAGCCGGTGGTCGTTCCTGTTCGGAGGGTCTATTTCGTGATCAACAACGTGACCCTGTTCCGCGTGTCCGATGGCGCGCCGGTACCGGTGTTCAATCTCTCGCTGTCGCTCGATGCCTCGTCTTGGGCGTGGGGCTTCGATGCGGTGCTGCCTGCCAGGGCCGAGGCCCTGGTCGCGCCCGGCAGCGCACCCGGGCCCGTCGAACTCGTGGCCAGCGTCAACGGCACCCCATTTCGCGTGCTGGCCGAGAGCATCAGCCGCGAGCGCATCTTCGGTGACGCCAGCATCCGCATATCCGGCCGGGGGCGCAACGCCGTTCTGTCCGCGCCTTACGCACCGGTGATGACGTTCTCGAACACCGAGGGCCGCACTGCTCGGCAGTTGATGGACGACGTGCTCACGGTCAACGGCATCCCGCTGGGCTGGGCCGTCGATTGGGGCCTGACGGACTGGAACGTCCCCGCCGGTGCGTTCGCGCAGCAAGGATCGTGGATCGACGCACTGACCGCCATTGCCGGTGCTGCAGGTGGCTACTTGATTCCGCATCCCTCGGCCCAGAGCATCCGCGTGCGTCATCACTACCCGGTCGCGCCTTGGGAATGGAGCACGGTCACGCCCGACTTCGTGTTGCCCGTCGATGCTGTCGCCCACGAGTCGCTGCGCTGGTTGGAAAAGCCTGCGTACAACCGCGTGTTCGTTTCCGGGCAGGACGTCGGCGTCCTCGGGCAGGTGACCCGAGCGGGGACTGCCGGAGAAGTGCTGGCACCCATGGTCGTCGACCCGCTGATCACCGAGGCCGCCGCCGCGCGTCAGCGTGGCATCGCCGTGCTGGCCGACACCGGTCACCAGCTTGAGGTCAGCCTGCGCCTGCCGGTGCTCGCCGAGACCGGGATCATCGAGCCCGGTGCGTTCGTGGAGTACCAGGACGGCAGCGTCACGCGACTGGGCATCGTCCGCGCGACCCAAGTGGAAGCCGGGATGCCCGAGGTGTGGCAGACGCTGGGAGTGCAGGCATATGCATAACCTCTACGAGCAGTTTCGCCAACTTATCCCCGACCCGCCGCTGCAGTCTGGCACCGTGATCGACGTCGGCTCTGGCGTGGTCACAGTCGCATTGCCCGGTGGCGGCCGAATCAAGGCGCGGGGTACTGCAGCCATTGGCCAGAAGGTGTTCGTGCGCGACGACGCCATCGAAGGCATTGCCCCCAGCCTGACGCTGGAAATCATCGAGATCTGAAACCCAACTGAGTTAACCCTGAGACCCGCCCTGATGCTCACGCATCGGGCGGGTTTCGCATTTCTGGAGCACGCAAATGAACGCACCGACTGTGACAGGGGGCATGGTGACCATGCCCAAGGACGAATTCGAAGAACTGCTGGAGCGCGTCGCCGAACGCGGCGCTCGCCACGCGCTGGCTGACGTCGGCCTCGACGGCGAAGACGCGGCCAGCGACATCCGCGAGCTGCGGGGCCTGCTGGAGGCGTTCAACACGGCCAAGCACACCGCGTGGCAGACGGTGGTCAAGGTGATCACCACCGGCTTCCTGCTGGCGCTGGTCGCAGGCGCAGTCATCAAGCTCAAGGTGTTCGGAGGTGGCCAATGATCGAGACATTGCTCGGTGGCCTCCTGGGCGGGGCCTTCCGTCTCGCGCCCGAATTGCTCAAATGGCTCGACCGCCAAGGCGAGCGTGGCCACGAACTGGCGATGCAAGACAAGGCGCTGGAATTCGAAAAGCTGCGTGGCGCGCAGCGCATGGCCGAAATCGGTGCGAGCGCCGATGCGGCGTGGAACGTCGGAGCCATCGATGCTCTGCGCGACGCCGTCCGCACCCAAGGTGAGAAGACCGGCGTGCGCTGGGCCGACGCGCTCTCAACCAGCGTGCGTCCGGTGATCACCTACTGGTTCATGGCTCTGTATTGCGCGGCCAAGACGGCCGCATTTGCGGCTGCCGTCACCGCTGGCGCTAGTTGGGGTACGGCCATCCTGCACGCCTGGACAGAAGCCGATCAGGCCCTGTGGGCCGGTGTGCTGAACTTCTGGTTCCTCGGACGCGTGTTCGACCGGGTGCGTTCGTGAGCGAAGTGCCGAAAACGGCCATCGAGCTGGCCAAGCGATTCGAGGGGTTCCACCGCGTGCCAAAGGCCGATCCTGGACGTGCGCACCCGTACATCTGCCCCGCAGGGTACTGGACGATTGGCTATGGCCATCTGTGTGATGCGAAGCACCCGCCGATCACCGAGGCCGAAGCAGATGTCTATCTGGCGCGCGACCTGCAGACGGCGCTCGCCGCGACGCTGCGTTACTGCCCGGTGCTTGCCGCCGAACCCGAAGGGCGGCTGTCGGCCATCGTGGACTTCACGTTCAACCTTGGCGCGGGGCGGCTACAGACGTCGACGTTGCGGAGAAGGATCAACCAGCGGGACTGGGTCGCTGCTGGGCAGGAATTGCGCCGCTGGATCTATGGCGGCGGCAAGGTACTTCCCGGCTTGGTCGCGCGCCGTGAGGCGGAAGCGCGCATCCTGTCGGCTTGACACACATTGATCCTCAAGTCCACACCTGATCCAGGTTCTTCGCTGCCAGCAACTTGTCTCGAAGCGCGTAGCGCGACGACTGCATGTTGACCTCGCTGCTCTCCGGGCGCGGGATCGGAACAATGGCCGTTGCCGCCCCTTTGAACTTGATCATGTACTTGCCCGTGTCGTTGTACGGAACGATGGCGTCAATCTCGGCGATGTGGGTGATGGCAGCAACAGGGGCGACCTGATAGGCCGCGATGAACTTCAGTTTCGAGATGTGCTTCGCATTGATCCGCACGGCGAACCAGCAGTGCTCGTTCAGAAAGCGTTGCTTGAACCCTTCCTCGCGTGCCGGGACAACGATGGTGTCGAACTTGTCGCTCTCAGAACCGACGGGTTGTACCTGATCGCTCGGGTCGTCCTGCTTGGGCGGCGTGAAGGCGTTGATTCCAAGCATTGGCAGGATCAACAACATATCAGCAAGGAATGCCTGGGCCGTGGCCTTTGCTGCGGGGGCCATCGTCGGAGCAGTTGGGTTGTTCTTGTTCAGAAGAATGGCCCGGTCGTGCTTTTTGGCCAGAGCAACCAATGCAGATTCCAGGTACTGAACTTCCGTCTTGCCGATCTTGTGGTTGCGGTCGAAGAAGTAGACGCCCCAAACCCATCCCTCCTTGTTCGAGACGTGATTCTTCAAGCGGTCGCCGACGGGATCAGCCTCGCCGATGTAGATCGTCTCTTCGGCAGCATTGCCCACAAGGATGTAGATACCGGCCTGGGAGAAGCCAGGTTCCTGCTTCAGCAGGTGGAACAGTTCCCTGTTGAAGACGACGCCGTAGCCCGACCAGTTCGACTTGTCGAGGTGGCGAATCCCTTCGGGATCGCCTGTGGTGGCGAACAGCGTGATTGAAAACGGCTGCATAAATTTTTCCCCGATTCGTTTTTTTACGTGGCTGCTACTTCACCAGCTCCATCAGTTTGCCGAAGCTGTTCACCACGTCGTACTTGACGTTCTCGGGAGCGTACTTCTGGTTGATCTCGTCGAAGAACTTGCGGGCGCACTTGATCTTGGTTTTCTCGATCTCGTTGAGCACCATTGACGACATCGACCCCTTGGTCTCGGCGACGAAGTACACGTGCTTGACTGTGCCCTCCTTGAACGATACGGCCCAGTCTGGGTTGTAGTCGCCAACGGGGGTGGGTATCAGGAAGCCGCGAGGCAACTTGGCGTACACGACGACTTCCGTGCAGGTATCGAGCTCCTTCACAAACTCCCGCTCGATCCCGGAATCCGTGATCACGTAGTCGTAGATGTGCCGCTTGAGCTTGTCACCGGCCTTGCTGAAGTCCTGTTTGGTCTGGCCTGCGGTGAAGATGTCGAGGTCGAATTTGTCCTCCACCGAGTCGTAGGCCAAGTGCTCGATGATCATCGTTGCCTTCTGCTCGTTGATCAGTCGAACTGCCTCGGCGATGAAGCTTTCCGGATTGGTGCGGAACTGTGCAAACACCGCGACGCTGATCCCCTTGAGGATGTCAGCCGTCGTGCGCCGGGTCAGTTGCGTTCCCTCGGCAACCTTCCCGATGAGGTCGTACTTCACGGCTGAGTGGATGGAATGCACATTTTTTTCAGTTTCGGTGTCTTTGAGTACGAACGCCTCGCCATCCTTTAGCTCGTCATAGGACACTTGTGCAGCCTGCTCACCAGTTTGAATCGTGTATTGCAACGGCGTTACCCGAAGGCTTTTGTCCAGTTCTGTGACGGCCTTCGTGACCAACTCCGCTGAATCAAAGTCAACGCTGTAGGCTGCTTTGCGATTGATCCGGCTCCACAGCTCCTTGAATTCCTGCTTGTCAAAGTTACTGTTGAGCGGGTTCTTCTTGGGGCGACGGTCGTCGGTGATTTCAAACATCTGGCTGTCGCTGAAGACGCTGTCGATCAGCTGGTACACCTGCTCGGCGTAGGCCTGCAATTCCGGGGGCAGCGGTACCAGGGTGCCTTCCTTCTTTGCCTCGTGGTACGTGCCTGTGATGCGGTCGGTGTCATCGCTGTAGTCGTTCTTAAGCAGGTACTTATAGATCTGCTTGGCCAGCTGTGGCGTGATCTCGACATCCCCGGTGGCGGTCTTGAGAACCTTGCCAGTGAAGTAGGCTTCGTCTGCCACCTTGGGGCGTGCCGACAAGGACTCGCTGATGTCCTTCTGCAGTGCAGAGACGAAGTCTTTGTAACTTTCGCTGGCCACAACCGTGAGCACGTTGACGTCATGGACGGTGGCCGGATGATCCATTCGGTCGCCAGTCTGGTTGACAGACAAACGCAGACCACGGCCCACTTCCTGTCGCCGCGAAATGGTGTTGTCACTGTGCTTGAGCGCACAGATCACGAACACGTTCGGGTTGTCCCAGCCCTCACGCAGAGCCGAGTGCGAGAAGATAAAGCGTACGGGCTCCTGCAATGACAACAAGCGCTCTTTCTGCTTCAAGATCAGGTCATAAGCGTCCACGTCATCAGACAGCCCGGCACCCTCACCACGGGCGGCAACTGCAGGGTCAACGTCACGCTTGGTCTTCTTGTCGATGGAGAAATAGCCCTTGTGTGTCTTGGCTGGGGCGATCTCCTTCAAGTACTTGATGTACGGCGTTTCATCCAGGTCAAGCACCTCGTTCAGGTACTGGCTGTATTCCTCTTCGAAGATCCGGGCGTAGTCGCCTTTCTCATCGGCCGCAGCGTAATCCCGGTACTTGGCAACTTCGTCAATGAAGAATAGGGTCAATACCTTGATGCCTTGCTGGAACAGCACCTGCTCCTTGTCAAAGTGCGCCTTGATGGCTTCACGAATCTGGATTCGACGCAGCGCAGCCTCGTTCACATCACCATTGGCCTCGCCGACAAATAGTTCTACACCGTTGGTAAAACTTAAGGTGTCAGTATTGGCGTTGATTTCCGACACCACATAGCCGCGATACTGATCTAGACCGCTCGAGAGGTCGAAAAGATTGTCGGTCTTCACCAGTTTGCGCACCACGCGCTTGATCTCGCCACTCTTCAGCTTCTGTTCAAACTCGACACGCGCCTCTGGGGGCTTCTTGGTCGAAATCTCGATGGACTGCAGGTACAGGTAGGCATTGGTTCCGGCGAGGCCCTTCACCGAGATGCCACGCACAGCGATCTTCTTCACCAGCTTCTGGTTGTAGGCATCCAACGCGTCTAGCCGGTGGATTTTGTTGTGCGAGGTCTTGTGGGTAGCCGAATACCGCAGCACCATCAGCGCCTTGAATTCCTCTAAGGACTTCAGGGTGGCAGCACCTTCCATCTTTTGCGGCTCGTCCAAGATAAGGACAGGGCGGTTGGCGCTGATGACATCAATCGGGCGGCGAGACTGGAAGTCATCGAGCTCGTCGTAGATGCGCCGGTTGTCAGCTCCTCGGGCGGCAAAAGCCTGGACGTTGATCACCATGACGTTGATCCCCGAATCTGAAGAGAAGCTCTCCAGTTGATGCAACTGCTTGGAGTTGTAGATGAAAAAACGCGCCTTCTTGCGGTATGTCTCCAGAAAGTGCTCGGCGGTGATTTCCAGCGACTTGGCCACACCCTCGCGGATGGCAATACTGGGCACAACAATGATGAACTTGCTCCAGCCGTACTGCTTGTTTAGTTCGAAGATAGTCTTGATATAGCAATAAGTCTTGCCGGTGCCCGTCTCCATCTCGATGTCGAGATTGACCTTGCTGACTTTGTTCTTCACCAACTCCGTGGATTGCGGCAGATTCTGCTGATGCTGCACTCGGGTGATGTTCTCTAGCACCGCCACATCCGTCAGCTTCAGGTCGGCGTTCTTGAACCCCGATTCAGCAAAGAGGTCCTCAACCCCCTTCTTGGCCTTGCCTGGATCAATACGGTAACTGATGGCCTCTGGCGAGGCGGGTGGCTGACCTTTGAAACAGTCAACCACGGCCTGTACAGCAGCCGATTGATATGACTGAACTTTGAACTTAAGTTTCATCGCTTGGCCACCTGCGATTTCTAATTTTGACTGCAGTCAGCATTGATTGACCTTTTGGGATAAGTGTTCCTTGAATTCTTCCTGCGAAACAACTTCATCGTCCGAATCGCTAAACTCAATGTATAGCTCCGTTGATTCGCGAATAATCTTCTTGGAAACTGTATAGTTCTTGCTCAAATTGGGCTTGATAAATACATATTTTTCAACCGGCTGCATATAGTGAAGTATTAGCCAAACGTCTTCGGTCGGATGATTCTTTGCGTAGTTGAGCTTATCCGGCCGAACCCAATACGTTTGACCTCTCATTACCTCGGTCCCTGTGACCTCCACTAGCAACACTACTGCTAGGCCTCCGCTTGTTCTTACCTCAAGATCGGGCTTTCCAGATTCCGAAGGATGGCCAGAAATGAATTCTCCGCTATCAGCGCCAAAGCCAACGATTTCTACAGTTACCCGACCATCTAGTCCTTCGATGAGGCTCTTGACTTTCTGAAGTCTCACTTTTTCTTTTGCCCATGCGCTTTCGCCGTACGCATGCTTCCAGTGGTGAGTTTCAAGCTCCTTAATCTGATCGCAGCCTATTTGCTGACCAATCTTAATGTTGAGCGCCGGAAATGTTCGTTCCCTGATGCTGGTGCAGTAAGCGCCATCAACGTAAATCCAGTAACGCTGACGGTCTTGCTTGAAGACTATGTCGGTTATTTTTGGCATTTGATTCTCTTCCTGGTTTGATGGTGGTTCTTGTTAAAAGAAGGAGACTCTTACAAGACCTTAATCTCGGTGACAGGAGAGAGCAGCTTGAAGATTTGCTCAACATTTATCTTGACCGAACTGTCCTTAAACCCGGCATCGCGAAACACAGCGCGCAAAGGCTGTAATTTAGCCAGTTCCTTTACAAATGCCTCGTCGATTCTTCCATCGTCGCTAAAGCATGCAGCCATCGCATTGCCATCAACGCAGAACACATTTAGCCCACAGATATTCTGAGTGGAAACTGGAAGTCCCAGGTCTACGCCCCAGTCGAGCATCACTTGAAAGAGCAGGTCTTCGGCGGTTCGGCCAGTCTTTATGTTGTCAACGAAGAGATCAAGATTTGATTTCTCAAGTGCATCGGGCACGTAATAGATATCTGCCATGTTTGATGTGTCAATCTTGAGAACTCTGAAGCCAACGTCTCGATTCCAGCGTTCATTGCGGCCGCCTTGCAGTAGCTTTTTTCCAACGCGCCGAATTCGCTCCTTGCCGATATCTGCGATGTTGGTGAAGCCCGCTTTTGCCGCCTCACTACTCGGTTCGCATAGCTCTGGTAACTGCACCAATATGAATCTGGCGTTGCAGCCAGTTTCTGCAGCTCTGGCTAAAATGGCGTGCGCAGTCGTAGCTGAGCCGGAGAAAAAGTCGAGCACGATATCGGACTCATCCGAGAGGCATTGAGATGCCAGCGAGGACACAAGTTGAGTGGACTTCGGGTGTGGGAATAGCTTTGCGCTGAAAATATCCTGCAGTTCTCTGGTGGCCTGAGTGTTTGCGGGGGCAATGAGGGAATTGGCGATGCGATCCTCGACCTTAGATACGATCCAGGTTGAAACAGGAACAGTGTCGAATTTGGCCTCATTCTTGAAGCGCTTTAACATCGGGCGGCCTGAAGCAGTGGCAGGAAAAATTATCCTTCCTTCGGCAATTTTTTCAGCCATTGTCTTTCGGCTGTATGGCCAATATCGACCCTCGGGGGGCAAAAATTCGTGGCCTCTTTTCGGGTCTTTGATTGGGTAGTGGACGTCTCCGCCAGCTTTTCCCGCACTTAAGTTGTCAGCCTTCCAAGGGCCTCTCGGATCGTTGTCCGGATTGTTGTATCCCTCGTAGGTTCGTTCAATTCCAGCAAGACGCCCTTTACTCTTTGCATAACAAAGTACGTATTCGTGATCAACGCTTGTATTGTCGACCGAATCCATTGCGCCACTTCGGCGTTTCCAGACAAAGCTACAGTAAAAGTTCTGCGAACCAAATACCTCGTCACACACCGCCCTAAGATTCGATACTTCGAAGTCGTCAATGGAAATAAAAATTACCCCATCATCTGATAACAGGTTCCTGGCGAGTCGCAAACGCGGAAGCATCATGCTCAACCAGTCGGAGTGAAAGCGACCGTTCGACTCCGAGTTCGCAATTAATCTATTTCCCTGGTCATCGACCTGTTTTGAGCGCTCGAAGTACGACGTGCTATCTTCGGCGAAATCGTCCTCATAAATAAAGTCGCTACCAGTGTTGTATGGTGGATCGATGTAGATCATCTTCACCTTGCCGAGATAGGTTTCCTGCAATAGCTTCAGCGCGTCGAGGTTGTCACCTTCGATGAATAGGTTTTTCGTGCTGTCGAAATCCACGCTTTCCGCTCGACAAGGGCGCAGCGTCTTTGCGATTGGGGCGTTTGCAGTAAGTACCGCTTCACGTTTTCCTGGCCAACTGAGGTGATAGCGTTCTTGCGGTCCGTCGACTACAGAATCAGAAAGTTCCTGTCGCAGTTGGTCAAAATCCACCGCCAGTTTGGTACAACCATCGTCATCCTTTATTTCTTTGACGCAACCGGGAAAGACATCCCGTAGATGCCTGATGTTGTCCTGTGTGAGGTTGGGCGAGTGCATTTTTGGTTTTTCCATGTTCTTTTCCTTTGGCCGCTAGTAATCAGTGGCTTAACTGTTCAAGTTCTGTTTGAAGTTGTCGCAAGGCGGCATTGATTTCGACCTTGCGATTAAATTGTTTTTCTTTGGAAAGTCTGCTGGCCGTCTTGTCGACCTCGCGCTGCTTCGACGCAACCAGCTCCACGCGGGCAACCAAATCGGCAAGACCTTCTCTCCCTCGTGCGGGCAATGGAATCAGCCGCTTCAACAGTTGCTCATACAAACCGCCCAGGTCGAGCGCAAGCGGCATTGCCGCACGCTGGGCATCGTTCGGTAGCCAGCCGCAAGCAAAGTACTCGCTCAGCACCCAGCGGCTTACGTCTGTTTCATTGGGGCGCTTGTAGGCCGCGACGACTTGCGTTTGTCCATCAAAGCTCAGCTCGAACACGACGGGGAACTGCACAGCCCCATCAATGCAGCGCAGCACGTCTAGATTCAGCTCTGGTGTCTTGAGCTGAATGGCGAAGACTTGAATCTCTGGCACCCCCGGCTTGGCGGGCAGGTTGATCGTTTCCGGAGCTAGCTTGTATTGCCAGACGATCTGCTCTACCTGTTCAACGAACAACTCCTTCAGCCGCGTGTTGGCACCGCTGTGCTCGTAAATCTTGTTCTTTGGCAGGTTGCGTCCAAAAGTGGCTTGCTTGGGGTAGCTGATGAAGGCCGGATGTGTGGGCTGGCTCATTCGACCTCCTGAATCACGAGGAAGGTGATCAGTTCGAAGTCATCCAGCCCGGCAATGGTGTTGACCAGCGCGGTGGTCTTGCCGCCGCTGAAAAGGCTGTCCAGATCCTTCTCTTCCTTCACCTCGATCATCGAGCGGATCGTCTTTCCGAGCAGGTCTGAGTACGCCTGCATCTTGCGGCCGTCGGCCGTTTCCTTGTTGAATAGGCGGCAGGCATCCGGAATAGGCTGTGCTTGCCCCTTGCAGCAACTGCGCACCAGATCGAGCAGCCGTTTGACCTCGGTGTGGTCGTGAATCACCTCACCCTCGCGGTTGATGTAGACGAGGTAGTAGGGGTGCAGTCGGTTGTGCAGGCTGACGTTGACACTTGGATTCAGGTTGCGCAGCGTGAATATCACGCCAGGGCGCAGGCCCAGCTCTGGCTTGGCAGGTACCACGGCGTGCATCCCGCTTGGCATATTGCTCAATTCGCCATTGGCCTTGACGTAGTTGAGCAAGTCCATGCGGAAGTCATTGAGCCCCAGGTCAGTGATCGAAACGCCGGTCTTCAGGTCTTCCAGTTCGATCACTTCCTCTTGCAGGCGACGCAGTTGCTCCTTGCGGTAGGACACGTCATTGGCTTGTGCGCTCAGCACGTTGTCGTCACCGGTGGCCGTGACGTCGGCAATCATCATCCGGCTTTCAACCCGCTCCTTGAGGTTGATGTACTCGTCGAGCGAGATGTCCGGCCAGTAGTTGACCAGCTGGATGCTGGTATTGGGTGAGCCGATGCGATCCACCCGCCCGAAGCGCTGGATGATGCGCACGGGGTTCCAGTGGATGTCGTAGTTGATCAGGTAGTCGCAGTCCTGCAGGTTCTGGCCTTCGGAAATGCAGTCGGTGCCAATCAGCAAGTCAATCTCTGCTGGTTCGTTCGGCAGCACGATGGCCTTCTCCTTCGAGCGCGGCGAGAAGAGGGTGAGCAGTTCCTGGAAGTCGTAGCTCTTCTTGAGCGTGGACTTCGGGGCACCCTTGCCAGTGACTTTGGCGCTGTGCAGGGCCTGCGTTGCCAGCAGCTCCGGTGCCAAATTGGCAAACAGATAGTCAGCGGTGTCGGCGAAGGCCGTGAAAATCAGCACCTTTTTGTTGCCGGGATTCAGCGGTGCTGCGATCTTTCCCAGAACCAGTGCCTTCAGATGCTGCAGCTTGGCGTCATCAGCAGGCGTGATCTTGTTCATCGAAGCCAGCAAGGCATCAATGATCTCCAGATCGACTTTCAGCTCGTGTTCCCACGAGGGCAAGTCCATGTCGGCGAGGCTGATCTTGACCTTGCCGCCGATCTCATCATCGCCAAGAGCTGGCAAGTCGTCGTCGTCCGCGTCGAGGTTTTCCAACTGGTCGGTTAGGTCATCGATGCTGGCGACGTTGCCGGTCTGATTGAATGTGCTGATCTTGGTCAGCGTATTGGTGTGGTTCGCCCGCAGCGACTGGAGCGTCAAGCGGAAGGACTGAATCGAACTTTCGAGGCGCTTGAGCAGGTTAGTCGTCATCAACGCCTGCAGACTTTTCTCGCGGTCAGCTTGCTTAAGCTTGCCTTTGCCAGCGACCTGCGTGTCGTACATCTCCTCGTACTTCTTGAGCCGACTCGGCAGGATGTAGCTGATCGGCGCGTAGACAGCGAGCTTGAGCAGGGACAGTTGCTCGAAGATCTCGTTGAAGCTCATCACATCAGTTCGCTGCGTGAGCGGGCTGTGGAACGACAGGGGCTTTCGACGCTCGGGGAATTGGCCGATGTCCTTGGTGTCGTAGAAAGTCTGGATGTGCTTACGCGAGCGTGCGATGGTGACGCTGTCGAGCAGTTCGAAGAAGTCAAAGTCCAACGAATCCAGGATGGCCCGCGCTGTGCGCTCTTCCGGTGGAAGCTTTGCCCATGCGTTGAAGCTGGCCTGCGCGCCACGGAATATGTCCTCTACCGTCTTGCCGGTGCGCAGCTTCTTGCTGAGGTTCTCGGAGTCACCCTCGTAGGCCAGTGCCAGTTGATTGCGCAGGTCATTGAAGCGGTTGTTCACCGGAGTGGCCGAAAGCATCAGCACCTTGGTTTTAACTCCCTCCTTGATGACCTTGTTCATCAGCTTCTGGTACCGGGTCTCCTTGTCTTTGTAGGCGTCGTTGTTCCGGAAGTTGTGCGACTCGTCGATGACGACGAGGTCGTAGTTGCCCCAATTGATGCGGTTCAGCGGTGTGCCAAACGACTCGCCGCTGGTGCGGCTGAGGTCGGTATGGCAGAGCACGTCATAGTTGAACCGGTCGCGGGCAAAGATGTTGGTCTTGAGGTTGCGGTTGTAGTTCAGCCAGTTGTCGGCCAGCTTCTTAGGGCACAACACCAGCACGGAACGGTTTCGCAGCTCGTAGTACTTGACGACTGCCAAGGCCGTGAAGGTCTTGCCCAGGCCGACGCTGTCGGCCAGGATGCAGCCGCTGTAGGTCTCGAGTTTGTTGATGATCCCGGTGGCCGCATCCTTCTGGTAGTTGAAGAGCTTGTTCCAGATGAGCGTGTCTTGGTAGCCCGTGCGGTCGTTCGGCAGGACGTCCTCGTTGATGTCGTCGAGGAACTCGTTGAAGATGTTGTAGAGCATCAGAAAGTAGATGCTCTCGGGCGAGTTCTCCTGGTAGACCGATGCGATGTGGTCGCAAATCTGCGCGGTCACATCTTCCAGCTTGTCTGGGTCTTGCCAGATCTGGTTGAACAGACTGAGGTAGGTGGCAGTGAAGGTTGGCTCGTCCATCTTGTTGACGAGGTTGGAGACTGCATTGCCTTGCTGGTAGCCGAGGTCGACGGCGGTGAAGCCGTGCAATGGCATATAGGCCGTATCTGTGGCGGCCGCCTGCACACAGGCGAATTGCTGCATCGGGGCCTTACTGCGATTCGACTTGAAGGTCGCCTTGCGTCGCATCCAGTCAGCGCACTCCTTTGCAATCGCGCGCTGGGTCAGCTTGTTGCGCAGCTGAATCTCGAACTCACTCCCGTACAGGCTCCGTTCGCGGTCAGCCTTGGGGATGTGGAACTCCTTGCGTTCCTTGCGAATCTTGTCCGTGACCTCGTTGGCGACGAACGTCGGCGAAGTGAAGATGAAGTTCAGCTCGTCGATCTTTTCCAGCTCTGCTTTCAGCGCTTCGAACGCGTACATCGAGAAGCAGGAGGCTGCGATCTTCAGGCGGGCACCGGGCTTGAGCGTCTGCTTGAGGTCGTCGCCGAGCAGGCGGTTGATGTTGTCGATGAGTTCCATCAAGAATCCGCCTTTGGAGACGTGGCGTAGCCAGGAGCCAGTAGCGCGTTCTTCACGCCGTAAAGTGCCAGATGGTCTTTGAGCCACAGGCGGTATTCGGGGCCACGCAGGCGGTGGTCGGGGGAGCAGTCGACGCTCCAGCGCCGGAGCATGTATCCAGCAGTAGCGGCCCGAAGCTTCAGTGCCAGCACGCCGCCGGTGAAGCTGTAGTCGCGTGCCGTGATTTCAGGTCTAGGCTGGTCTGGATGCGGAACCAGTTCGATCTCGACAATCCGCGTCCACTGGATGTCGTCGTCAGGACGTTCGCCAAGCTTGGGGTCCTCGTCGAGTGTCCTGGGCGCTTCGATCCGAGTGATCACGAAGTCGCGGAACTCTCCGGTCTTGCGGTCGAATGCTCGGACGTGCCAACGTAGACCGCTGTCCACGAGCGCGAAGGGAACGATCACCCGCTCCGACTCTCCGTTGCTCACCGAGTGGTAACTGATGGCGACCGCACGCTTGGCGTGGATGGCTCTGCAGATAGGTGCCAGCACGTCCATGCAGGGGCTGCTCAGTGCAGCGGGGGCCTCGCAAGGCAATAGCGGGTGCGAATCACTGTTCACGCCATCGCCAAACCCCAACGAAAGTGCCGACAGAACGCGCTGTGGTGCGTGCTCGAAAACCGGCGCGAAACTCTTGCCAATGCGGTAGATCTTGTTGCTGCCGTCGAACTCAATGTTTTGAGGGGCGACCTCGCGGTACAGGGCCAAGTCTCGCGTTGCACCCGCCGGTGCGACTCCGAATCGGCTAGTGAGATCAGGCCGTCCGATTTCGCCGATGAAGTACAGCCGGAAGTCGATGTAGGCGAGCCGCTCTCGTTGTGCGTGGCTCAGGCTCTCGACGCGTTGGGGGTGCATGGTCATGCGCTCCTCAACCGCCGCAAACGACGGAGGGACCGAAACCAACTTCACGTTTGCTCATTCGGGCGCGCCTCATATCATCAAAATGATGACATTATGCGTGCAGTTTCAGGTTTGAGCAAGCGGCCAAATCGTCGAATCGACGGACTCAGGGCCAAGGCGTTACTATCTGGTTCTGATTGCGGACGCGGGTTCGGTTCCGTGTTTCACCACCAAATGCAAGTTTCCACATGTTCCCACATGACCGGAAACACCCCTGAAAAGCCCGCCCCGTGCGGGCTTTCTTGTTTCTATACGTTCCTCAACAGATACACACAGCACGCGCCGCCGTGTATCCTCCGCTGTACCCGCCGCACAGATTGAAACTACGGGGTACACGGATGAAGCGCAGTGAAATCAAACGTCGCCCGCTGGCAGACACAGTGGTCGCCACCCTTGAGCCGGAAGCCAAGGAGTACCGCGAGCACGACGGCAACAGCCTGTATCTGCGCGTCAAGCCGGATGGCCGCAAATCGTGGCAGCTTCGCTACAAGAAGCCCGATGGCAAGTGGTCATGGATCGGCCTCGGCGGCTACCCCGAAGTGGGCGGCTCACTGGCTCGCCAGAAGGCGGCGGAAATGCGCGGCGATGTATCCCAGGGCCGCAACCCGCTGGCAATGAAACACGCGAGGAAAGCAGCAGAGGCAGAAGCCGCATCCAACACCTTCGAAAAGCTCGCCCGCGAGTGGTACGCCAACAAGCGCAAGGGCTGGACGGAAGGAACGGCCGTGCGGACTATCGGCGCACTGGAGCTGCACGTTTTCCCGGTGCTCGGCAAACGCCCTTTCGCGGAGATTCTGCCCATCGAGTGGATGGAGTTTCTGCGCAACATGGAACAGAAAGGCATCGTCGAGCAGACGAGCCGCGTGCGGGGCATGTGCCGCGAAATCTACGACCTGGCGCGAGTGACCGGCCGGGCGACGCACAACCCGCTGGAGGGCCTGCACAAGTTCCTACAAACCCGGCCGGTGGAAAACTTCGCCCATGTATCCCAGGCGGAACTGCCCGCGCTCTTGCGTGCTATTCGGTCCTACCCCAGTGCCACCGACATTCGCATCGGCCTGCAACTGCTTTCCCTACTGGCCTGTCGACCTTCGGAGCTGCGCGAGGCCAGTTGGTCCGAGTTCGATCTTGATGGAGCCTTGTGGACAATCCCGGCCGAACGCATGAAGCGCCGTCGGGAGCATTTGGTGCCGCTGCCTCAACAAGCCGTCGAGCTGCTGCGCGACCTGCACATACTGACCGGCACCTATCCTCTGCTCTTCCCTGGCCGCAGCGACTCGACCAAGCCCCGGAGCAATACCGTGTTCCTGATGGCGCTGCGCCGACTCGGCTATGAGGGCCGGCAAACCGGCCACGGCTTCCGGCACATCGCATCCACCACCCTCAACGAACATGGCTTCGATGAAAACCACATCGAGGCCCAGCTATCCCACGTCAAGGAAGGGGTAGCCGGCGTCTACAACAAAGCGGTTTACCTGCCCCAGCGCCGGGAAATGATGCAGTGGTATGCCGACCACCTCGACAAGCTGGCCGGCGGTAACGTGGTGGCAATGAAACGCGCCTGACCGTGAAGGTAGGGCGCGAATTCCAATCTCGATCAAGTAGGGACACACATGGCAATCAAACCCCTGAAACTCAAGAGTTTTGTATCCGAGGAAGAGGCCGCGCAGCTGCTATCACAGCTCATTGGCGAAGAAGTAAGCAGCGACGACATGGCCGAGTACGCAGCGTCGGGAATTGTGCCGGCCTACATAGCGTTTCCTTCCGATGGCCGTCCCGGGAAGGGCTTCTATCTACTCAACCAACATGCGGCCATAGATGACTCCATTACGAATGCCCCGCACATGGGGGATTGTACCGCCAGCCACCTGCCCTACCCTTTCAAGCCTAACTGGCGAAGTATGTTCGTAGATACCAAGGGGAACTTTGTGGCGGCAAGGATTGAGGCCGCCGATGGCAGCCTCGTGCCCGTGGAGGAAGAGCAAAGTTATCCCAGGATTTACGCCCCGGCAGAGATATGCCAAGTGGCTCAGATTCTCAATGACCCAACTAGCTGCCCCGAATGGCCCGCTGTAACTCATGCCCATGGCCCCATGTGGATCGACGATTACGGCGACGGCGATAGCGCCGAGGGGCGAATCGTCAGCCCGCACGACTGGCACAAGCACCTCCGAGGAAACGCATTGCCGACTACAGCCAGCGGCAGCAAAGGCGAGCGCCGGGTCAATTGGCCGCTAATCGTCGCGGCAATGTGGGAAGAGCTTCGCGACGAATGGAGAAAGCAGGGAACGCTGGCTGAAAAGATTGGCGAGCGTGGATGGAAGGGGGCGCGAAAGGATGACGTGAATCACGCACTATCGAAGGCCAATCGAGCGAAAGAAGAGGTAGAGCGATAGCGTCAATTGCAATGCAAGCAAACGCTTTGCATTGCTATGACAGCAGCGGCACGGGTGCATACCTTGGCGACCCCTATGCACAAAGGCACCTATATGCACCCGAACCACTCCCATCCAAGTAAAGGTTTAATCCGCCAACTTGCCCTCTGCCAATGGCTCGACGTGACCCGTTCCGGCCTCGCCAAGCTCAAGGCGAAAGACCCGACCTTTCCAAAACCCATCAAGGATGGCGACGCCCGCCAGGCTGCCGCCTATTACGTCGTGGCCGAGGTGGACGCCTGGTTGCAAGCCAAGATTGCAGCGCGGGATAAGGCCCAGGCCGATAGCGCCGAGGGTGCGAAACAATGAGCGCCCCGAACTACTGGCGAGAACTGCTCGCCACCCCGGCGGCATCTGCCGTCGACAACCTGTCCGAGCATGCCGAGCGCCTGGAGCGGTTGGCCTGTATTGCCGAGTGCCAGGCCGAGCGTTTGAGCACTGGCATTGCCGCCATTGGCGAACTGTTGGACGGCGCAACGGGTGCCGGCCATGTCGATGATGGGGTGGCCGTTGCCATTTGCTCGATGCTGGCCGCACTGGCGGGGCTGTCGGCAGAGCTGGCGACCGTCACCCGTAACGCGCACGGCACCTTGGCCGGCATACGCACCACCGCGCATCGCAGCCCGGCAACTCCCCACCTGTCACCCGTAAGTCAGGACTAACCCATGAGCTATTTTCAACAGCGCCGCGAGGCGTTGCCGGGATCGGCTTGCCTGAAGAAAACCCGGATCGTCGAAGACATTCGCGCGGTGGCCGCCGTCGCCTTGCAGCACGCCGCCGCATTGGTGCCGGAGCTACTGCCGGAAGGCACCCGCAAGGGTAGCGAATGGGTTGCGCGCAACCCCACGCGAGCCGACCGACAGGCCGGGAGCTTTTCGGTTTCCCTGGCGGACGGACGCTGGCATGACTTCGCCTGTGGTGACGGCGGCGGCGACTTGGTGTCGCTGGCTGCCTACCTATGGGACGTGAATCAGGCAGACGCCGCGTGCGACCTGGCCCGCCGGTTGGGCCTGCGCCTCGATGCGCTGGAGGGGCGGCAGGGTACTGGAGACAGTCACGACGATGGCCAGCGGCAGCGGCTGGCGGCGGCAAGGCTGGAAGTCGCGCAGCGCACCGCCCGCGAGGCCGAGCAGAAACGCCACAAGCAACAGACCGCCGCCGACTTTGCGCGCCGACTTTGGCAGGCCAGCGCCGCCGCCAACCCGGCGCACGCCTATCTGGCGGCGAAGCGGTTGCACGCCCACGACCTGCGCGAGCATCGCGGGGAGCTGCTTGTGCCGCTGCTCAATACAGCCGGCGAGCTGGTGAACCTGCAACGCATCGGCGCCGACGGCGGTAAGCGCTTTCTGTTTGGCGGCCAAGTGCTCGGCGCCTTCCACCTGCTGGGCCAAATCGCGCCGGGGCGGCGCCTGTTCGTCTGCGAGGGTTGGGCGACCGGCGCCACGCTGTTCGAACACTACGAAGGCGCCGACGCCGTGGCCTGCGCCATGAATGCCGGCAACCTGCGCCCGGTGGCCCAGGCTCTGCGCGCCAAGTACGGCGGCCTGATTGAGCTGGTAATGGCTGGCGATGACGACCGCCTGAGTGACGGCAATCCCGGCCGCACGGCTGCTGATTCTGCCGCCCTGGCGGTTGGGGCCATGGTGGTGTTCCCCGAGTGGCCGGCGGGGGCGCCGCTGGAGCTGTCCGACTTCAACGACCTGCACTGCTGGGACGCCTCCCATGACCGATAGACCAAACCAACCGGAGCCGGGCGAGGCATTCGGAGCGGTTGGCCAGGGGGAAGCGACGCCCAGCAGAAAGCGGCCGAGCAAACCAAGCAGCAAGCCGGCACCCAAGAAGCGCAAGGCGAAGATCAAACACCCCACGGTCACACCGGCCCGGCCGAGCTGGGCCACCTATGCCAACTGGGTGCAGACGCGGCAAGGCCACATCCTGGCCCCGGGCCTCTATTTCCATGGCATCCGCGACGATGCAGAAACCGACACGCTGGTCTGTTCGCCGCTGGAGGTGCTGGCCATCACCTGCGATGAACGCGGGGAAAACTTCGGTCGGCTGCTGCACCTGCTGCCCAAAGGGGCTAGCGCCTGGAAGCAATGGGCGGCGCCAATGGAGATGCTGGCCGGCGACGGTGCCGAGCTGCGCGCGGTGCTGCTCAACATGGGTGCGACCATCCCGCACAAGCAGCGGCAAGCGCTGATGGACTACCTGATGAGCAGCAGCCCGGAACGCCAAGCCATGGCGGCGACGCGCACCGGCTGGTATGGGCCGACGCTGTTCGTCATGCCGCGCCGGGTAATCGGCGGCGGTGACGTGGTGTTTCAGTCGACCGAGGCCGGCGGCCATGAATACGACACGGCCGGCGACCTGGCCGGCTGGCAAACCGAGGTGGCCGCCCGTTGCCTGGGTAATCCGGTGTTGATTCTTGCCGTCTGCGCGGCCCTGGCCGGGCCGTTGCTGACCCTGCTCGACGCCGACGGCGGCGGCTTCCATCTGCTGGGCGACAGCTCCAGCGGCAAGAGCATTGCGCTGGCCGTGGCCGCCAGCGTGTGGGGCAAGCCGCGCGATTTTCTGCGCACATGGAACGCCACCAGCACGGGACTGGAGGGCGTGGCCACGCTGCGCAATGACACCCTGTTGGTGCTCGACGAAATCGGCGAAGCCAAGCCCCAGGACGTGGGCGGGATCATCTATGCCCTGGGCAATGGCACCGGCCGCCAGCGTGGCAAGGTGTCGGGGCTGCCGCGCCAGGTGCAGAAATGGCGGGTCATGGTGCTGTCCAGCGGCGAGCTGACCATGAGCAAGCACATGGAAAGCGCCGGCATGCGCAGCAAGGCAGGCCAAGAGCTGCGCCTATTGGACGTGCCCACCTATCGCCGCTATGGCGCCTATGACGACCTGCACGGCCTGGGCCTGCCCCATGACCACACCAGCGAGGAAGGCCGCAAAGGCGCCGGCCGGGCGTTCGCCGACACCCTCAAGCGCGCGACGGCGCAACACTACGGCCAACTTGGGCCGGCCTTTGTCGAGCTGCTGGTGGCACGCGAGCCTACGGCCGAGGCCGCCGCCGAGCTGGAAGCCTTGTTCGCCGACATGCGCCAGGGCTTCCCCATCGGCACCGGGCAGGATGCGCGGGCGGCGGCGCGATTCGCCATCGCCGCCCTAGCCGGCGAACTGGCCATACAGGGCGGTTTGCTGCCTTGGGCGCAGGGCACCGCCATCGCCGCGATGCGGGAACTGTTCGGCGCCTGGGCCGAGTTCCGGGGCCGTGGTCAGTCCGAAGACGCCAAGATCATGCGGGCGGTGTCCACCTTCATCGACCGCCACGCCGCCCGCTTTGCCAACATCGACGGCACGGACGGCGCCGCCGTGCATGACCGCGCCGGCTGGTATCGCGCCCATGGCGACGGCCGCCTCTACCTGTTCACCGCGCAGGCACTGGCCGACGCCGCCCAGGGCTTCGACACGCGGCGCGTGCTGGCCTGCCTCGACAATGCCGGCGCCATCGCCGAGCGCGACAACGACCGCGACGGCCGTCTGACTAAGCGGGTGCGGGTCAAGGGTGAAGGCATTGCGCGGGTCTACGTGGTCAATCCCGCCGCCTTGCTGGCCGCCCTTGAGGAATAGCCATGGCAGACCAGAAATCGTCAACCGGTAAACCCCGGGTCACACCGGGAACAAACCGCCAGGCCCGGCAAGCGCGGGTCTTTGCGGGCGCCGTTGCTGGGTCACAGACCGGGAACACGCCGGGAACAACCGGGAACAGCGGCCAGACTTTTTGTTCCCGGTGTTCCCGGTCAAAACCATTACCGGGAACAGCTACAGGCCCCGCCATTGCTGGTTGTTCCCGGTGTTCCCGGTGTGACCCAGGCCAACAGCAGGTATCGCGCGGCAATGGGCCAGCGAAAACGGCGCCGCCCGACTTGGCGGCCCTGGGCGCATTCGTTCGGCGGTCGCAACCCGTCACCACCATCGCAGAGGCCGGCAGCCCCTCGAACCTGCCCGCCTCGCAGTGGCTGGAACTGCTGGCCGCCGTGCTGGGCTGTTCGCCTGGCTGGTTGCTTGAAAGCGGGCGGGTGGACGCCGACGACCTCGCCGCGCGCGGCCGTATCAGTGACGCCGCCCGGCTGATTCGCTCGCACGGCTGGACAACGCCAACGCGCCCACAAACTTCGCCGGCACCGACCACCGACACCAGCACGACCGCAGCAGCGCCGGTGGCCTGGCAGATGGCCCGCGACACCTACCTGAGCCACGTCATGGCGTGCCGCACCTGTCGCGCCCATCTGCCCAAATCCCCCACGCACTGCCCGGCCGGCGCCGAGCTGCGCGCGCTGTACGACCGACAAACCACACACCACATCACCCCGACCCTGGAGACTCCCCATGTCTAAATCTGTTGCCGTCAGCCTGTCCGAAGCCGTGATTAAGCGGCATGCCGGCGATAGCGCTGTCACCCAACTACGCGACACCCAACGCCCGCTCCGCTTTCGCTACCGCAAGAACCGCGAGCGCGGCAGCTTCTACGTCGTGACGCGCGCCCAGGGCAAAGAGCGCTGGCACAAGCTCGGCAACTATCCCGACCTCACCGTTAAGGCGGTGTTGTCGGTGCTGCCTAACGTCATGCAGCGGCTGGCCGTCGAGCCGCAGACGGGCGCGCTGTCTACGTCCGGTTGGTCGACCGTCGGCGAGGTGCTGGAGTGGTATGCGCAGCGCGTCGCGCACAATGCCAACCTCAGTAAGAACCGCAAGGCCACGGCGCGCTCGGCGGTGAAATGCCAGCTACTGCCCTGCCTCGGCACGTTGCGTTTGTCAGAGCTGAGCCACGCCACCCTAGACACCAAGCTGATGTGGCCGCTGCAATCGCAATACAGCGTGGCGCATGTGCGCTTGGTGTTCGGTGTGCTCAAGGTCGCATTCAAGCAGGCCGCTAGCCTGGGCCTGATCGGCAAGAACCCAATGGCCGACATGACCTTTACCGACTTCATCAAGACCAAGATCAAGCCGAAAGATGCGCGCTTGCGTCCGGTCGATTGCGGGCGCCTGCTGGAGCATTGGGCCGCCCGTTACCGTCAAGAAACCACGGCGGTCGCCCTGGCGGTGCTGATGCTGGCCCACGGCACGCGGATCGGAGAAACCCGTCAAGCCAAGTGGCGGCACTTCGACCGGATCGGCAAGACCTGGCATATCCCAGCCGTCGACACCAAGACCAAGAAAGCCCACACCCTGCCACTCACCGCCCAGGTGTGCGCGTTCCTGGCCCGCTATCGTGATAGTCAGGTGGCCCGAGGCTATGACGGCGCCTACCTGTTCCCCGGCGTGCAGGGCCGCCCCTTCAGCGAAATGCAGGCGCAGTTGGCGTTTACCTCATTATCGGGTGAGCAATGGACCAGCCATGACCTCAGAAAGACAGCCCGCACGGCCTGGGCTGACCTGGGCGTCGATTACCTGATCGGTGAGCTGCTGCTGAATCACGCGCTCAAGGCGCTAGACGTGACCTACATCCACACCACCGCCGAGGCGCAAAAGCGGCAGGCCCTGGAGCGCTGGCATGCCTGGCTTGATGGGCAAGGCTTCGCGGCCCTGCACAGTCCGACCGAGTGTGGCCAGGCCGAGACATAAGTAAGACCCGTCTAGTTCAGCCCCTGCCGTCCGCACCAGTGCCGCCGGGGCTGGGCGACCGCTTCGAAATTGATTACAGGGGAGTCGGTTTAGACGCCGCAAGACACGCGCCCCGCCGGCTTTGCGGTGGAGCACCCGCCCGGGAATGGCGTGGTGCTGTAGAGCTGACGGCGTGCGCCGCCCAGGTGCCGGCATGGATGCGGCGGAGGCCGGCAAGGCCGTCGCCCCGGGTCTGGGTCCCTCTGGCGGTCAATTTACCCTGATCGGTCGGCAGGCCCGCGCGGTTCGCGGATTTTCCGGCCCGGCGAAATCGGCGCCTTTTGTCCACCTTTCTTGGGCAGAAAATAGGCAACCCGAACGCCTAAAGCGTTGTTTTTCCTCGCGTCCACCGCCTCAAGAAAAGGTGGCAAGGTGGACACGGCAATGACCCCAGCACCTAGCCAGGCACGCCACAACCTGCGCTGCTACTGGTCCCGGCAAGCCAATGGGGAGGGGGTGGGCAAATCCCTGAGCCTTCATAGGCCCAACACCGAGCGCCCAGCCGCTTTTACACAGCCGCGAAATAAAAAATTTCAGTTCCCCCGTCACGGGCCAGGCGCCGTCAGGTTGCAGCAAGCGGCTTGCTGTATCCCGACCTGTATCCCTTAAAAACTATAAGCCGTAAAAATATTTATAAATCAAAGACTTAACTTGCAAGTTCAAACGACCCCGGCCCATTGCTTACACAAGAGCTTGATTCTCAAGGCTTTTGTGCTCAGTCTACCGGCCGTTCCAAGCCGGTGTGACACTGAGGTGTGACACTCATGTGGGGCATCATCCGGTGCCCAGCATGAAACCCTCCCCCTCCTACCTCACGCGCAACCGACACGGAACCTTCTACTTCCGCATCGTGATCCCACGCCCATTGCGCGCACTGCTCAATGGTCAGCGCGAAGTCAGACGAACCCTACGAACAGACAGCGAAAGGCTGGCGCGTAGGCGTGCCCGGCAATTTGCCGCTCGCTACGAGGCCGTCTTTGACAAGGTGGTGAGCGTGCTTGAGCGTGATGGACTCGGCCTGACAGAGGCCGATTACGAAGAACTGATGGGGCTTGTGCCAGACTCCAAGACGGCACCGGATTTCTCCAGCCCGCAGGACGAAAACCAACCAGCCGAACCCATTCTTTCCGAGAAGGAAATCGAGACCCGCCAGCGCCGCAGGGAAGTAGAGCGCCTGCTAACTGGTGCCTATGCCCGCCCAATACCTGCCGAATTCGAGCAGATGGCGCAACGACTGCTAGAGCTTTCCCGCACCTACCAATCGACAGAGCTGCGAGCAATCCTGCCAAAGCTCCGAGAGAAGCTGACGCTCAGCAGCCTTGCTTCCGAAGCTCCAACCGTTATGACCCAGAGGCCTGCCTTTGATCCTGCAATAGCAGAATGGACTCTCTACGACGTATGGAAACACCAGCTTGAACGGGACAAAGCCGATACTGTTGTGGTCAACAAAATCTGGACACTGGTTTAG